AATCCAAGCCCGATCGCGAGCGGGTGGCGATGGCCGCGGCGGCCGAGCGCGATGCCAAGTTGTTCGCCGCGGCGGGCGACGGCGACGATCTCCAGGCACTTCCGATCTTTCTGAACGATCAACGACTCGCCCCGGCCACGATGATCTGGCGCGAATATGCGCCGCGGCTCGACAAGCTGCACCTGCTCACCACGCTCGATCGACACACCTTCGCGATGTTCTGTATCTACGCGGCCGAGTTCGTGCTGGCGAACAAGGACATCCTCGACAAGGGCTATTCGCTCGCGGTCCCGACGATCGCCAAGGACGAGCGCGGCAAGCCGGGATCGATGCTGCGCGACAACCCGTCGGTCGACCGCCGCGACTTCGCCGCCAAGATGATGCTCGATCTCGCCGAGAAATTCGGCTTCACGCCGCATGACCGCTCGAAGCTCATCCGCGATCACGCGATGCAATTCGATGCCGAGACCTTATTCGGGCACGATCGACCGCGGCCGGCGAACCAACCGGCGAGCAACGAAGGTGATGCGGGCGAGGGAACTGAAGGCTTGATCGGCACGCTCAATACGCTCGACACGCCGACGCCGGGAAAATTGAACTGATGCCACATGGATGTTTATCTTCCGGAGACCGCAGCGGCGCTGTCGGCGTTGCAGCGCGGCGCCGGCGCATCGACTCATCCCGAACCCGAATGGATTACTCGCGCCGCTGAGGACTACGGCTATGCGTGGGCGCGGCTTGCTTGGCACCGCGCGGCCGGGATCGAAGGCGCATGGTTCGATAGCGCGAAGGCCGAGAAGGTCGTCGCGCTCTGGCCCAAGGTCTTCAGGCTCACGACCAAGCGCTTTGCCGGCAAGCCGTTCAATCTTCGTTTTTGGCAAGAGGTCATTGTCCGGCTGCTGATCGGCTGGAAGGTCCCTGTCAGCATCATCGACGAGGTGACAGGAAAACCGATCACGATCTTTGTCCGGCTGTTCCAGGAACTGCGGCTCTGGATTCCGCGCAAGAACGGCAAGTCGGAATTCCTCGCGGCGCTTGCGCTGTTGTTCTGGGCGATTGAGGGCGAGGTCCGCGGCCAGGGCTTTGCATTCGCATCGGATGAGAACCAAGCGCGCGAGGTCTTCGACAAGGTCGCCGACATGGTCGGCTATTCCCCGACGCTCGCGAAGGGCGTCAAGGTCATGGCGAAGTCGCTGTGGATTCAGACGCTCAAGTCTCCATTCCGGCTGATCTCGGGCAAGGCAAAAGGAAAGCACGGGCGCGCGCCGAGCGTCACGGTCGGCGACGAGATGCACGAATGGAAGTCGCGCGATCTCGCCGACACGCTGCGCCAAGGCGAGGGAACCTCGCTCCAGCCGATCCGGCTCTACGCGTCGACGGCCGGCCTGAAGACCCAACACGTCGGCAAGGGGTTGTTCGACGAAAGCCTTTCTATCCTCGACGGCCGGATCAACGATGCGACCACGCTCGTCGTCGTGTTTGCGGCCGGTGAGGATGCCGACTGGCGCTCAGAAAAAACCTGGGCGTTTGCGAATCCATCACTAGGGCTTTCACCGACGCTGCAATTCCTGCGCGGAGAATTTGCCAAGGCGCAGACGCCGAGCGGCGAGGCGGCGTTCCGACGCTATCACCTCAACCAATGGGTTGAGGACATCACGCGATGGCTGTCGCTGAAGCATTGGGATGGATGCGCCGAGGTTGCGAAAGCGTCTGAATCGCCGGCTTGGAAACGTCGGCTCGAAACGGATGAACTCAACGGGCGCGACTGCATCCTCTCTTTCGATTCGACCAAGGGCAACGACTTCGCCGCGATGTGCCTGCGGTTTGCGCCGAAGGACAAGGACGAAAAAACCAAGTTCATCTGGCGCTTCTGGCTCCCCTCTGAGACGATCGAGCGTCGCGTCAAGGAAGAGCGCGTCGCGTTCGACCGCTGGCGCGACGAAGGCGCCATCACCGAGATCCCGGGCGGCGTGTTTGTTCTCGCGTGGGCCGTCAAGGCGGCACGCGAGTTCAACGCGAAGTTCAAGATCAAAAAGATCGTGTGGGACCCTTGGCAGGCGATGGAGTTCTACAACGCGCTTGTCACGCCGTCCGCCGATGATGACGAGCGGCCGCTGCCGGAAGACTTGTTTGAGCAGATGCGGTTCGGAACGAAGAGCCTTGGGGCGGCGTCGAAGGAATTCGAGCGCAAGGTGTTGGCCGGCGAGCTTGATCATGGTCGCCATCCCGTCGCGCGATGGATGGCGGGCCACTGCCATATCCGCTTCGACGAGAACATGAACTTCGTTCCGGCGAAAAAGAAGTCCGAGCTGTCGATCGACGGCATTGTGGCGGCGGTGATGGACGAGGCCGCTGCGATGAACTCGACCGTTCCGAAATCGATCTTTGACCGGCGCGATCTCGTCCAGCATTGGAGCATTCCGGATGTGGCCGTTCCAGCGAAGGCCTGACGCTACGGCCGTCGCGGAACGGATCGAGCCTCGGCTTCTGAATGCCTCGCCGGAGAACCCGTCGACCAATCTCGCCGACCCGGCGTCATGGTTGACGGATTGGGCGAGCGGCGGACATCCGGGACCGTTCGGCCCGCATGTGTCCGAGCGCACGTCGATGTGCTGTTCGGCTGTTCATCGTTCGGTGGCGATACGATCGGGCGTGGTGGCCGGGCTTCCGCTCAAAATCTACAAGCGCACGATCGACGGTCGCGAGGAAGCCGGAACACATCGCCTGCAGCCGATGTTCCAGGTGACGCCGTTTCCCGGCCGCGCCATGACGTCGTTCATCTGGCGCGAACTCTGGATGATCAATACCGATCTGTGGGGCAATCACGTCTCGGTCATCCGCTACGACAATGCCATGCGCGTCATCGGGTTCGAGCCGGTCATGCCGTGGGATGTGGAGATCTACCGCCGCAACAATCGGAACATATATCGCTGCGTATTGTGGGACTCGTCCTTCGGTTCGACCGATGCCGGGCTGGCGCAACGGGTCGAATGGCACGATCAAGAGGACATCATCCACATACCCGGGCTCGGTTTCAACGGGGTCGCGGGGGTGTCGCGGATACGTGCATTCGCGCGAAACGCAGTGTCGTTGGCAACGCTGCTCGAAGAGCAGACGGGCCGCGTGCATGAGAACGCGGCGAAGCCCTCGGGGCTCGCGACCGTGCCGCCCGGAATCTCTAAGGACGGTTTCGATCTGTTCAAGGCGCAGTTCAACGATCAGAACACCGGCCGCTTCAATGCCGGCCGCGTCGTCTTCGGCGACAAGGACACGACCTATACGCCGTTCCAGATGTCGCAGGAGGACCTCAACACGCTGGAGTTCCGGCGGTTCCAGGTCGCCGACATCTCACGGTTCTTCGGCGTGCCGCTGCATCTGCTCAATGAGACGGACAAGTCGACGAGCTGGGGCACCGGCCTCTCCGAGCAGACCCTCGCGTTCCAGATTTACACCATCGACAACGATCTCGGGCGCATCGAAGCCGAGCTGAATTATAAGCTGTTCTACGGCTCGGAGTTCTACGTCGAGTTCGATCGCGACGCCTTGATGGCGATGGACCCGCTCAAGGCCGCGCAAGTCGCGCAAGCCGAAATCAATACCGGGTCGCTTCTGATCAACGAGCGGCGCCGCCACAAGAACCGGCCGCCGGTCGCGAACGGCGATGAGCCATTGATCAATTCGACCATGATCCCGCTGCGCAAAGTCTTCGAGCCCGGTGCCCAGCCGCGGCAGGACCCACTGCAGGCCGATCCAATCGCGCCAACGCCCGAGCCCGGCTCACCTCCCGCTGGAGAGCAGAAATGAACGAACGCACGCCCGTCTCGATGCTGTTCTCCAGCCGCGTGATGCACAACTATTCCGAAGGCTGGCGGCGCACCAAATCGCCCGACGCGCGGTTCTCCAACCGCACGCTGCGCAATTATGTCGCCGCGCGACTGAATCCGACATTCGCCATGGCGGCGGCGGAAGGCGACAAGCCGGTCGAGATACTTTTGTACGATGAGATTGGCTTCTGGGGCGTAACGGCCAAGGACTTTGTCCTGGCGCTCGCGCAAGCCGGCGACGGGCCGATCACGTTGCGGATCAATTCGCCGGGCGGCGACGTCTTCGACGGGCTCGCGATCTACAACGCGTTGCGGGCGCGAACGTCGCCGGTCAATGTCGTGGTCGATGGGCTGGCGGCATCGGCCGCTTCCTTCATCGCCATGGCGGGCACCACGCTGACCATGGCGGAGCAGTCGATGCTCATGATCCACAATGCCTGGGGCATCGTGATCGGCGACCGCAACGACATGCTCGAGACCGCCGCCGTGATGGAAAAGATCGACGGCCAGTTGGCCTCGATCTACGCGACCAAGAGCGGCAAGCCGGCTGGCGACATCAGCACGATGATGGATGCCGAGACCTGGTTCACGTCGAGCGAAGCCAAGGCGGCCGGAATGTGCGATGCGATCGTGACGCCGCCGACGCAGACGGCGAGCAATGCGGTCCGACTCAAGATCGAGGGCCGCGTCAAGACGTTGGCGCGGAACATCGCGGCGGCGCTGCCGGCTTACGACCCGGACGGCGACGGTGATAACGATGCCGAAGAAGCGCTCGGCATGATCAACGCCGCGATGGTGCTGCTCGGGGAGGCGGCCGGATCGCTGTCGGGGGAGCCCGACGACGAGGCCGAGGGCGGTGATGATACCGCCACGACCAATGTCCCGATTGTTCCTGGCGCACAATCCGACACTGATATTGCGGCCGCTGCGGCGGAAGAGACGGCGCGCCTTCAGGCTGTTGCTGCCCAAGACCTGCGCGCCGCCCAGCAGCGCCGCCTGCGCCTCGCCGCCGCGGAAACCGCGTGATGGGTCGGCACGGTCACCAGCCGCAACCCGCGCCGCGCCCGAGCACACCCGCGTCCGGTTCTGGCGTGGCGAAGGCCGAGCTTCCGCTCGCACCGATCGCGAAGCCGGCGCTCACCGGTGCGGTGTTGGTGAAGACGACCGGTTCGATCCGCGGCCGCACCGAACATGCCGCGATGATCACAGGCGTGACCAGCGATACCGAGATCGACGTGACGATATTCCCGGCGGGCGAGCCGTCCTATCCGGTGCAATCCGTTCACCACGTCGATTCGCCGAGCGCCGGCGCGATCACCTGGCGCTGGCCGCCGCGCGACTGAGATTGATGAATTTGGCTGCGCCACGGCTCTCGCCGTGACCGGCCGACGCCCTTCGACGCGCGCTCTTGGGCAAGGCGCTACCCACGGCCCGTCGTAAGACGCGCCATTGCCACCTGATGGAGCCCAACATGAAATCGAAGGAGCTGCGTGCCAAGCGCTTCAAGCTGATCGAGGATGCGCGAGCGCTGATCGCTGGCGATGCACCGACTGCCGAGCAGACGGCGCAATTCGATGCGATGATGACCGAGGCTGACGGCCTCAAGGCGCAGATCGACCGCATCGAGCGTGCCGATACATTGGCCAATGAGCAGAACGAGGTGCTGCGCAACGCCGCGCAGCGCAACGGCACCGATCCCGACCAGGAGCGCGAGCTCCTCCTGGTGGAGGATGGCGCATTCGCGACCTGGATGCGCCGTGGTCCTGCGGCGCTCAATGAGGCACAGCGCGCCATCTTTGCGCGCTGCTTCGAGGCGCCCGCGAATGACGCCGGCGGCGCTCCCGCCGGCTGGCGCCTCGGCGCACGGCCTCAAGCGGCGCTTGGCGTCGGCACCGATACCGGCGGCGGGTTCACCGTGCCGGAAGGCTTCTATGCCCGCCTGATCGATGCCCAGAAGGCGTATGGCGGCATGATCGACGCGGCCTTTGTGTTCGATACCGCTGGCGGAAACGCCCTGCCGATCCCGACCGACAACGACACCAACAACTCGGGCGCGATCCTCGGCGAGAACGTCCAGACCGGAACGCAGGACGTGACGTTCGGCGCGATCACGATGAACGCCTATGTCTATACGTCCAAGCTCGTGCTGGTGTCGAACCAGCTCCTGCAGGACTCGGCGTTCCCGCTCGACGCTTGGCTCTCCGGCAAGCTCGGCACCCGCATCGCGCGGGCGACCAACACGCACTTCACGACCGGCGACGCCGCCAGCAAGCCCGGCGGCGTGGTGACCGGCGCGACCCTTGGCTTCACCGCCGGCAACGTGTCGGGTGGCACGTCGACCACGACCGGCTCGACCACGACGCTCAACTTCGACGACCTGGTCGAACTCGAGCATTCGGTCGACCCGGCCTATCGCAAAGCCGCGCGCTTCATGATGGCCGACGGCACGCTCAAGGTCATCAAGAAGCTCAAGGACGGCATGGGCCGGCCACTGTGGATGGCGGGTCTCGCCGTCAAGGAGCCGGATACGATCAACGCCTATCCCTACGCCATCAACCAGGACATGGCGGCATTGGCGGCTTCGTCGAAGAGCGTGCTGTTCGGCGACTTCACCAACTATTTCATCCGCCGCGTGGCGGGTGTGCAGGTGCTCCGCCTCACCGAGCGTTACGCCGACTTCAACCAGGTGGGGTTCCTCGCCTTCCAGCGTTGGGACGGCCAGCTCGTCGACGCCGGCACGCACCCGATCAAGTATCTCCAGCAGGCCGCGAGCTAAGCGCCCGCGACGTGAAGGCGCCGCCGCAAGGCGGCGCCGTTTCCCTCGGACTCACATTTTGGCACTCAGCAAGCGGAGCATCCCCATGGGTGGACAATACGATCTTCACGACAACATCAAGGCCGTTCGCTCGATCTCGCCAGTGGCGGGCGCGGCGACCGGAAAAATCATCGACCGCTCCGGCTTTGCCGGCGTCGAGATACTCATGAGCTACGGCGCCGTCACCGCCACCAACGCGACCATCATCCCGGTGCTCAAGGAGGGCGACGTCACCGGCACCATGACGTCGGTCGCCGACGGCGACATGATCGGGCTGGAACTCAATGCCAGCATTGGCCAGGCCGCGACGCGGACCTCGGGCGTATCGAAGAACGTCACCAAGCGTCTCGGCTACAAGGGCGCCAAGCGGTATGTCAGCGTCAACACGCTGCAGACCGTCACCGCGGCCGCCATCAACGGCGCCGACGTCCTGCTCGGCGCTCCGGTCAACGCCCCGGTCGCGACCTGACCGTGGCGCGACGCAAGAGCCGTCGGCGGGCGGTATCAGTCAAGCCGCCGGCGGCACCTGCGCCACCCGCCCATGTCGTGATCATCGGGCTCGGCCCCTCGGCCGAAGCCTACATGGATCGCGTCAAGCGGATCGGCAATCGGCGCTGGTTCGCCGACGAGGTGTGGGCGATCAATGCGCTCGGCGACGTGCTGCAATGCGACCGCATCTTCCACATGGACGACGTGCGCATCCAGGAAATCCGAGCGGCCGCCCGTCCGCGAAGCAATATCGCCGCCATGCTCGCCTGGCTGCGCAAGCATCCGGGCCCGGTCTACACCAGCCGTACGCATCCGGACTATCCCGGCTTGGTCGCGTTCCCGCTCGAGGACGTGATCAATTCCTGCGGCATCGCCTATTTCAACAATACGGCGGCCTACGCGGTCGCCTATGCGGTCCATATCGGTGTCAAGCGCATCACCATGTTCGGCTGCGACTACACCTATCCGAACGCGCATGACGCCGAGAAGGGCCGCGCCTGCACCGAATTCCATCTTGGCATCGCCAAGGCGCGCGGGATTCGCATCGGCATTCCAGACAAGACGTCGCTGATGGACGCGATGTGCGACGAGCAGGATCGCATTTACGGCTACGACACCCTCGATCTCGACCTGACAGGCGGGGGCGACCAGCCGGTGCGCGTGGCCTTTACGCCGCGCGATAAGCTGCCGAGCGCCGATGAGATCGAGGCGCGTTATGACCACTCCAAGCATCCCAACCCTCTGACGAAGGAACCGTAGCCATGGTCGCCGCTTCCGATCCCACGATTGCTACAAAAGTGCAGCATGTCAGCAACGGCGACGCGCTTGTCGTCAAGAGCGGCGGTCAGCTGGTGATCGAGGCCGGCGGAATCGTCGCCGATGCGAACGGCGCCGTGGTGCACAATGTGCGCCAGCGTTTTACGATCGCGCAGGTCAATGCCGGCATCACGCTCGTGCCCGCCGTTGCGGGCAAGTCGATCCGCATGGTGAGTTGTTCGGCGATTGCGGTTGGCGGCGCCGCTGCGGCTGTGACCACGGTCGACGTGCTCGGCACGGTCGGAACCTCGCGCAAGCTCGTCGCGTTCGCGCAGGCGTCTCTGACGCAAAGCGCGGTTCTGAAGGACGGTGGCGCGGGCGCCGCGGTGCTCGCCGATGGCGCATCGTACACGGCCAATGACGCCGGCACGGCGATCACGGCCAACATCACGGGATCCGCGATTACGACGGCGACCAACATCGACTTCAACTTCAGCTATTCGATCGAATAAGCGGTTCCGCCCGTGCTATCGCCCGTTCTCCGCGTCGCCACCGCCGCGAATGATCTGACGCTGTTGACGAGTGCCGAGTTGCGCACTGCAGTTGGCGTTACCGACGGCAGCAAAGATGTTGATCTGGCGCGGTTGGGCCGGCGCGTCGCCGACGCGATCACGCAGGCCTGCAAGGTGGCGACCGACGGGGCGACACCCGCGACGCTGCGCAAGGAAAGCCTGACCGACACCTTCCGGCTCAATCGCTGGTGGGGTCGCAGCGAGCATCAGGGCGACCGGACCGTTCTCTATCTCTCTCGCCGCCCGATTGTCGCGATCACGTCCGTTGTGGAAGCCGGGACGACATTGGTCGCTGCGGACTACGAGGTCCGGGCGGGTAGCGGCGGACTGATGCGCCTATTCAACGGCAACCCGATGGAGTGGGCACGTGGCCTGGTCGTCGTCAGCTATGACGCCGGCTGGGACACCGTTCCGGAAGGCCTCAAGCGCGCCGCTGAGAAGCTGATGCGCCTGTATTGGTTCAAAGACGGTCGCGATCCGAACGTTCGGCAGATCAACATCCCCGGGGTGATGGAAGTGCAGCGCTGGATCGGCGCGTCCAATGATCCCTCCATCTCGCAAGACGTGATGGACGATCTCGGCCCCTACATCAATCCGCTCACCTGATTCCCGTCGGGCGAAAGCGCTGGAGGATTGTCTATGTCGACTCGGCGAAGCTTCCTGGTGGGTTCGCTGCTGCTCGCGTTTGGCGGGGTCTGCTTCGCCGCCGACAAGTTCGCGAGCTACACCGTCAGCCTCGACAGCCCGGCGACCGGCGGCTTCGCGGTCACCGCGAGCGATGCGACCGTCTTTACCCAGCCAACGCGCGCCGTCTGGGTCGGGGGAACCGGCAATCTCGCGGTGCGCTACATCGACGGGACGACCGACACGATCGTCGGCGTTCCAACGGGATTCCTTCTTCCCATCCGGGTCGACAAGGTACTGGCGACCGGGACGACCGCGACCAGCATCTCCGGGCTCTATTGAGGTCGCGATGTCCCGCACCTGGCTCTGCCTCTCGGCTGCCGCAGCCCTCATCGGCCTTGTGGCCTGTGCGCATGCGCAGCGCTCGATGAGCGGGATGGGGATCACGCTGACGGGCCGCAGCGGGGGCGGCGCGGCGGCCCCCAGCACGCCTTGCGGCGCAGTTGGTCTCGACTTCACCACGGCATGCGGCACGATCCAATACATGGTGGTTCTCCGATGAGCCGATTCTTCCTCGCGCTCCTCCTGCTCGCCCCAGTGCCGACCAGCGCCAAGGACGTGGCGCTGATCCTCAACGACCAGAACCGGGCCGCGCTGGCGCAGGTCCTCGACCTCGCCACCAAGGCCTATGGGCTGCAGGTTGCGTCGGTCACGGTGCAGCTCAAGACGCTGCTCGACGCCGCCCCGGAGGTGACGCAGCAAACGCCCGCCACACCGGACGTCGAACTGAAGAACACACAGGAGCCGCCGAAATGATCGCGCTTCGCATCTGTCGCGCCGCGCTGCTTGCAAGCGCGCTGGTCCCGTCCCTCGCATGGGCCGGGGCTGGTACGATCACGACGAAAAACGCCGCGGGCGCGACCATCACCTTTACCACGGTGACCGACGGCAGCACCAATAACCTCGCGGCCGGTGTCCTGTGCGACGGCGTCGCCGGCGCCAACTGCGTCACCGTGAAAGCCGCCTCGTCGGCCGCCGCGCAGACCGACCTCGCGCTGGTGACGCGTAATCCAGATATTGTGACCGGCCTCGCCGATGCCGCCTGTGCGACCGACAACGGAACCTGCACGATCGGGCAGCTGGTCAAGCGGACCAACCAGAACCTCTCGACCCTCAACACGTCGGTCAGCGCTTCAATTCCGGCTGGCGCCAACCTGATCGGCTTTACGACGCCGGACCCGTGCAGCCAGATCGCCAAGACGAACGTCCCGATCAGCCAGGCGACCAGCACGCAGATCATCGCTGGGACCTCAGCGAAGAAAACCTACATCTGCTCGATCAACCTGATTGTCGGCGCAGCCGAGATCGTGAACCTCATCGCCGGCACCGGCGCGGTATGCGCGACGGGCTCGTCGGCCGTGCTGGGCAGCACAACGGCGGCCAACGGCCAAAGCCTCGCCGCGAACGGCGGTCTGACCTCCGGCAACGGCCTGGGCGCAGTCGCGATCGCCAGCGCCGCAAATGCCGACAATGTCTGCCTGACGCAGAACACGACCAGTCGCGTGTCGGGCGTCATCACCTACGTCCAGCAATAACCAGTACACAGCGAACGCTATGGCCAGGGCATTCAGGATACTTGCCGCGCTGATTGCACTGATCGGCTTTGGCTGGTCGGATGCGCAAGCGGCGGATTGCACGCTGTCGACCATCGTTGCCGGTCCGCCCAAGATCATTGTCTGTACTGATACGACTGCGACCACGATCACGATGCCGGGCGACTGGCCCGGCACCGGCACGGTCGAGACTATCGGTGGGGGTGGCGCGGGTTCTGGCTCGAATTCAGTCAACAATGGCGCGGGTGGCGGCGGCGGAGCCTATTCCAAGTCAACCGGAATCGCCCTTAGCGGGCAAATAGGTATTGCAGTCGGCACCGGAGGAGCTGGGAGCGGGGCAGGAACAGGAAATAGCGGCACTGATACCTTTGTCTGTAACGCGACAACGAATTGTGCCAGCATCGCTGGAACAGCGGTCCAAGTAGGTGCAAAAGCTGGCGGTGGGGGTGTTGGCGGCAGCAGTGGCAGCCCGGTGGCGGGTTCCGGTGGCGTTGCGGCGTCAGGTGTTGGGGTAACCAAATTTAGTGGAGGCGCAGGCGGGGCTCCAATTAATAGCGCTTTTGGCAACACAGGTGGCGGCGGTGCTGCGGGACCGGGCGGGAACGGCGGCGCAGGGGGTGGCGCTTCTGGCACTCTTCACGGTGGTTCGGGCGGCGGTGGAAATGGCGGCGGTGGAAATGCTGCAAGCGATGCAGGGCTTGATAATGGTTCTGCCGGCGGAACGGCTTTAGACACAACCGCGGGCGGCATTGGAGGGACAGCCAGCGCAACAACTCCCACAGCTGGCGGCAATGGATCTCACGGATCGGGCGGCGGTGGCGGTGGAGGAAATACCGCTGCTGCTGCCGCGACTGGAACCGGCGGAACCGGCGGCGCCGGCATCGACTGGGACGCCACGCATGGATCGGGCGGTGGGGGCGGCGCAGCCGGTGGAACTAATGCCGCTACGGTATCAGGGGTTCCTGGGGCCGGCGGTTTGTATGGAGGTGGAGGCGGTGCCTATGGCGCCTCCGTAGGAGCGGGTGGGAGTGGTGCTGCGGGCGCTCAAGGCATCATCGTCCTGACTTATACGCCGACCGGCGGGGCGACCTGTCGCCATACTCTGGCCGCAACGGGAGCCGGCTGTTGAAATGGGCTCGGCTTCTTCTATGCGCCATATCGCTAACGTTTTTGTTGGCTTGGACGCATGGCGCTGGCCAGCAGCCTGCGATCACCTACAACATCACGACCTACACCGCCTGCAACGGCATCGTAAATGACGGGCCGGGCTTCACAACATGGCTGAGTGATGCGCTTACGTTCCAGTCCGGGCATCCGGGCGGACTGATAAAACTCACCGTTCCATCATCTGCGAATACCTGCTCATTCTTGACGCCCGGATTAGGGCAGTCAATTTTTGCTGGTCTGAAGAACTTTCTCCTCGACGCGAACGGGGCAACATTCAGCGATGGTGGCGGCGTTGGGGGGTATTTTCTCGGCGGCGGATCAGCAGCCGGCACCTATTTTGACAACGTACACTCCGCCCGCACGCAGACCGCGGCTAAAGGTTCATCGTGTGTCACGCTAATCACGGCTGGACAGACAAGTCTATACAATGTCGGCGAATGGGTGCTGATGGGCGGGATAGATCCGATGGGCTTCGGAGACCCGGCAAACCCAATGATTTACGAATGGACTAAGGTTGCGTCCAAGGGTGTCGGAACAGTTTGTTTTACCAATGTTCTCGCCCACACCTATAAATCGACGTGGCCGCTTTATAATGGGGGCGATGCGTTTCATTCGGACCAAGGAGGCCCGGCGACCCTCTACGCGATGCAGCAAAATTGGGATACAGTACAAGAATACGCTAATCTTCGCATTAGCCAAACAATCGCACCAACTCAGGCAATTGGGCGGGACATAACTTGGAGGAATCCCTCTTTTGTTGGAGGCAATTGTACCTTTCCGACCCAGAATATGCGGTACCGCGTAATCGGCGGCGACATGTCAGGGTGTACGATTGAAATCGACAAGATAATTGGAACGGTTCTTTATCAAAACCTGCCTATTCGCCAGCTAAACTTTCAAAGCGCGAGCGTGCAAAGCTTGACGCTCGATACTGTGACACTGACTACGCTTAACGGGACCGCTTTCGCAAATACAATCACGAACTCAACAATTACGAACGCTGGCTTCGGTCCGCATGCTTACGGCGCATCGATGGGGCTTACATCGGTCTCTAATACATCGATGGGCAGCATCACCGCTACTGCCGCCCAAGCCGACGCAGTCAACCTTCGTGGGGCATGGTCGGGCGGCACCTTTACCGTGCCGCATAATTTTCAGATCCTCGGATCGGCTGACAATGGCTCCGGCCTTTCGCGTATTCTAGTTGATTCTACTGCTGGTTATTCGACGGGGTTAGTGACCGACATAACCATCTTAACACATGCGAACTGCGGAGCGCACGCAGCAACAATTACTGTTGTAGATGGCACGCACTTCGATGTTCAGGGAACGACGCAATCGGTCAACAACTTGACTATGTCGATCGCGTCTCCAGCGGTTGTGACAAAAACCGCTCACGGCTTACTAGCTAGTTACCGCATTGTGTTTGGCACGAGTGGGGCGCTTCCGACTGGTGTGACGGCGGGGACGAGCTACTTCGTTCTGGCTGCAGGGCTCACAGCTAATACATTTCAATTTTCGCTGAGCGACGGAGGTGCTCCAGTCAATACGTCGGGGAGCCAGTCCGGCCAACACTTCCTTGCATGCAACGGAAATGGCGGCTCTTTGCCGATGGTGTGGGCCGTACCGGGTGCCAACGTTTCGTTTGGTGGTGCTTTTCCGCGTCAGGGTCCGGTGTTTCAAGTTCTCGATTTGAGGCAGGACGCAACTAATACGTACATTGATACATCGTTGGCAGGTGGCTTTCCAACGATGCCTTTATCTGGAGGACAAGCGAGTGTAGTTGTCGTTAGCGCCCCGCAATTTACATGCGTGAATTGTAGTGGCAGCGCCGATGCATTAGATTTAAATCAAGCACCAGCCGGGGCACCTTTATGGTCATATTCGAAGCGGACATTGACGGCGGCCAACTGCGCGCCTGTCACACCTATAGTGCCCATCTGGGGACAACTAACTAGCATGAACACTGTGGTTTCATCTGCATATACAGGCGTTTCTCTCAACGTTCAGCTTGATCAGATTGCGCATATCCAGATTCTTGGTTCGTCGAGTTCTTCTACAGGCATTAACCCCATCATCAATGCGAAGGTCGCAAATGCGACTGCCCGCACCATAACGCCAACGACGACATCGGGGGCGCAAAGTGGCGACACATTGACGGCGGCGGGAGTCGGAGCGTGGGTGTTGTCGAATCAATTTTCGCCGGAGTGCAGCGCGAATATTGCAGGATCAGGCGATCCGTTCACCGCTACTGTGGAGTTCATCACTAACCAAGGCGTCATCAACAACCTGCCGTATCTGCTCAAGCGCGACCTCGATCCGGCATCGAACGACAACACGCCAATGTGGCTCAATAAGGCGGCTTAGCCGGCCTCAAATATCAGGCACTTTCGCCGTTCATATAGCGCAAACGTCTTTCGCAGACAGAGCCACGGGACGCCCTTGATTTCAACTTCGAATGCACTGGATTCCGGCAGGTTGCAGACTAACTGCGTGAGCCTAGGATGTGTGGTAAGTGAATCCCGAATCCTATCTACGACAGCAAACAGAACTGACCCGGCAAAGGGATTGCAGAAATAGAACGTTGTTGCATCGGGGGGCACTTCGAAGCTCGCGGCATTGCGGCAGACAATTTGCGCGGCAGCGATCATTCCGCGCGCATTCCGTAAGTTCGCGTTGGCGCGCTCAGCCAGTCCCTCATCCAATTCGAGACCGATGACGCGGGTAAATGGCATGCGGGCCGCAAGCACAGTCACTCGGCCGAGTCCTGCGCCGTAGTCGATGAATGCCGACTGCGGAGAGACGGTGATGTGGCGACGAATTACCCACCAATCACGATATGACGTTGGGGAATAGCCCCGGAAATCAGGTCGCGCGGTGTCGTGCTGTTCGTGCCACTCGGAAGTGACGACGCCTAGTCGGTGCTCCCGGAAAACATCGCGGACCCGACGCACATAATGGACTAGCTGGTTCATGGCTCTATTACACCCTCCGGGCCAACCTGCGGTCAAGCCCACTAACGGAACATCATTGCCCCCCGCCCTAAGCCCTTGATCGGTATCAAGTTAGGGCCGCGTGGCCTCCCCCTCAATCCGCGGGTTTGGACCTAAGCCATGAACAATCCCAGCCCCTACACCCTGGCAAACCTCGATTTCACCGGGGCCTCCGGGACGCCATTGACCCCGATCACCGGCATTGAAGGCGCGGTCTCGGTCACGATCGACGTCGACTTCAAGTTCGCCAGCCCGGCGACGCCGACCGGGAACGTGAAGGTGCAGACCAGCTTTGACGGTGGCACGACCTGGCGCGATGTGGCGCGCTTCGACTTCGCGCAGGCCTCTTTCGTCAAGCACGCCAACCTCGAATTCCTGCTGTCGAAAGGCGTCACGGTCTATGCGCCACTCTCCGCAGAGAACGTCTACGACGGCGTCATGGGAACGCAGTTGCGGGCGGTCCCGAGTTGGACCGGCTCTTATGCCGGGTCCGCGCTCGCGGTGAGAGTCAACGTGCGATGAGATGGACCGCCTGCGCGTCGCGATCCTGATCGCGCAGGCCAAGGTCGAGCGCGAAACTATGCGCCGGATCGCCTTCGCGATCGTGGAGCGAAGGATCGTGCGCAAGCGCTTGGCGCGCCGTGAGAAGGAAGAGGAACCTATGGCTGGCGAGATCCGCAAGAAGATGGAGGAGCTACGGGCGGCGCGGACAAGGATGGTCGCCGACATCTCGGCGGAGATCGACAGCGTGACGGTCGAGGTCCATGCGACGCGCGCCGACGGCCTGGAAGCCGCGAAGTTACCACGCGCCGAGCTTGAGCTCACCAAGAAAGAAATCCGTGACATCCGGGCCGAGTTCGCCCCGACGACCAACGGTCCGCCTCCCGGCCCTTTGCAGGACGCGCCGCCGCCATCGCCCGCGCCTTCGCCGGGCTCGCAGGTCGCGCTCGATCCGCAGCTGCCGAAGGAGCCGAGCGCGAGCTGGGGCGCCAATAAGTGAGATTCTGACCGATGCACCCGGCAATAGCAGCGCTGGATCAGGCCCTCGCGTCGGCGGGCCAGGACGTCGTGCTGCGGCGCATCGTCGGCCGCGCGCCCAATACTCTGAATGTCGACGTGACGGTGCGGGCGGTCGTGCGGCCGTTCCAGTCGCACGAGTTGGTCGGCGGAATCTCGCAGACGGATTCGCGCGTCATCATGTCGCCGACCCAGATCGCCAATGCGCAATGGCCGGGCGGGCAACCTGCCAGCAGCACCGTCGCCATTCCTTCACTGCCGCAGGTGAATGACAAGATCATCGTGGACGGACGGGTGCGCAATGTCGAAGCCCCGGTCAACCCGATCTCTTTGAACGGCACGCTGGTGCGGATCGAATTGCGGGTGAGCGGCTGATGCCTATCGTCACGCAAGTCGAGCCGATCGATAAGGACATTGAGCTTTTCATCAGCGAGATGTTTTCGCCAGCCGCTCGCAGTCTCGCTTTGGCGCTCGTCGCGCGGACTCAACTGGCGGAGGCCGATCAGACCAATCAAAGCGCGCTAAAGTACGTTCCTGCGCACAAGACCATCGTGGATGGAAGCGAGGGCGCGTCCGAATACGGCGTTCGGCCCGATGGCTTGATCGTCTACGAGTTCGAGCTCATCACCGACCTGTTCGAGTGGATTGCGCAGCAGCTCGAAACACACGCGCCGGTCAAGTCGGGCCAATTCAGCAAGTCCTTCGCCTTCTTCGCCGATGGCTCCGAGGTCGAGGTCGGAACGGAACTCCCGGATGCGTCGCAGTATGTGTTTCTGAATACCCAGCCTTATGCCTCGAAAATAGAGCGCGGCGAATCTCCCCAGGCGCCGGACGGCGTGTTCCAAGTCGTCGCCACGATGGCGCAGCAGCGCTTCGGCAATCTCGCTAGGATCACCTTCGGCTATCGCGCGCCGGTCAGCGGGGCGTTCCTCACGGGACATGCCGGAAACAAATCGGCCAATCGCACGCCCGCGATCATCATCACGGTAAAATAACATGGTCGCGAAGGCCGTCATCGACGCCGTCGAGGCGCGCCTCGGCGCGACATGGACATCCCTTGACGGCACCTCGGTTCCGGTGTTCGGGATCAACACGAACGGGCAAACGCCGATCGACGGCTCCCCCTTCATCGAAGTGCAGTATCCGGTCGCCAACGAAAATCAGATCACGATCGGCGCGCCAGGCGCCAATATCTTCCGCGAAAGCGGCGGCATCCGTTTCGTCTTGAACATTCGCCGCGGCTTGGGCGTCGCGCAGGGCATGGGCTGGGCTGACGAGCTGCGCGCCTTGTTCCGCGGCAAGAAATTCGGCGGCGTAAAGACCTGGGGCGTTTCATCACCCGTGCTCGATAACAGCAACGATGCCGGCAACTATTGGACGCTGGCTTTCGTGGCCCTCTACTACTTCGACATCAACGGCTAAGCCGAAGGAACAGCCACCATGGTTGACCTGCAATCGACGAACCGCGTGAAACTGGGCCGCGCGCGCGAGGCGACCTTCGGCGTCACGCCGGCGACGCCGGCCTTCAAGGCGATCCGGCAGACGTCGAGCTCGCTGGCGCTCAATCCGCAGACCGTCACCTCGCAGGAAATCCGCTCCGATCGCCAGGTGCCCGATCTCATCCTGGTCGGCTATCAGGCCGGCGGCGATGTCGGCGGCGAGATGTCGTTTCTCAGCATGGACGACGATCTGGAAGAGGCGCTGCAGGGAACCTGGGTCAGCAACCCCTTGATCACCGTCGTGACGCAGGCGACCGAGATCAGCGCGCTGTCGACCACGACCGCGACGGTGCTCACGCCGCTCGGCACGCCGTTCAAGACCGGCATGCTGGTTCTGACCAGCGGCTTTCCGACGGCGGCGAACAACGCCATCGTGTCGCGGGTGGCGTCGTCGACCGCCACGACGGTCGTCTTTCCGGCTGCCAGCTTCACGGCTGAAGTCGCGGCGATCCCGGTCGGGGCGGCGATGCGCGTCGTGGGTTTCCAGGGCGCCGCAGGCGATCTGGTCGCAGTCACTGCAGGCGGAAACGGCCTGACGTCGACGGCGCTCGACTTCACCACGCTCGGCCTGGCGATCGGCCAATGGGTGCTGGTCGGCGGCAGCGCGGCCGGCAACCAGCTCGCGACCGCCGTCGACAACGACTGGTGCCGCATCTCGGCCATCACGGCGACGCGCCTCTCTTTCGATCGCGTGCCGGTGGGCTGGGTGGCGGATGCCGGCGCCGCCAAGACGCTGCAGGTCTTCATCGGCGACTTCCTGATCAACGGATCTACCAAGCGCTCGAACACCATCGAGCGGCAATATCTCGACCACAGCCCGGTCACCTACGAATATCTGCGCGGCCAGACGATCGACAAGTTCGCCATCGCGGCCGATGCGCAGAAGGTCGCGACCTTCACCAAGACCTATATGGGGTCGGACGCGGTCGTGCAGACCACGCGCTTTGCCGGCGCGACCGACATCGTGGCGCCGACCAACGACGTGCTCAACGCCGCATCGAATGTCGGCCGCATCGGCTTTGCCGGCGCCGCGATCATCGGGCCGAACTATGTGACCAGGGCCGATTTCAGCTACGCCAACAACCTGCGCCGGCAGATCGCGGTCGGTACGCTCGGCGCGGTCGGCATCGGCGACGGCGAGTTTGCCGTGACCGGCACGCTCAGCACCTATTTCGGCGACAAGACGGTGCTCGACAAGATCATCAACAATACGCTCACGTCGTTCGATATCCGGCTCGGCCGCACCGATTCCAACAACGAAACGCTGGTGTTCGATTTCCCGAGCATCAAGCTGGCGAGCGGATCGCCGTCGGTCTCGGGCAAGAATGCCGACGTCATGCTGCAGGCGAACTTCCAGGCGCTCCGCGACTCGACGCTCGGCTATACCGCGTCTGTCGGGCGCTTCTGGTTCCTGCCGTAACGGCGCGGCATAGCGAAGCTCTTTCCTCTCGCAGGAGTTTTCATGAAGCTCAGTGATCTCAAGGTCGACGCCGTCAAGGTGGAGCAGGGCGCCTGGGTCGAGAATATTCCCGACATGGGCGATCTTCGTCTGAAGGTTCGCGGCATCAACAACGCGGACTGGCGCCGCGTTCAAACGATGATGATTCAATCCGTGCCGCGCACTAAGCGCGTCAATGGCCGCATCGTCGCCGACGAGCAGGATCGCATCATGTCGATCTGCCTGCAAAGCGCGTGCCTGCTGGATTGGGAGAACCTGCAAGGCGACGATGGCGCGCCGGTCGCCTATTCGAAGGAGAAGGCGGCCGAGCTTCTCACGAATCCGGAATTTCGCGCGTTTCGCGACGGCGTGCTTTATGCGGCGACGGTCGTCGGCGAGCAGGCCGCGGTTGATCTCGAGGCCGACGTAAAAAACTCACTGACGCCCTAGTCTGGTCTCTCGATTGGGGCGAGATAGCTGAGAAAATCAGAGACGCGGCCGGCCCGGGCGGCGGGATAGTGCCGCCGCTTCCATTTCTCGAGAATGAGCCGGAACTCGCCGAGCATCTGCAATTCGAGTGGCGCGCCTTTCGCGATCTGTCAACGGATCGGCAGCAAGGCTTCGGCATCGGTCCAATCCCTTGGACTTCGCTGGATCGCTACGCGGTGCGTCATGCCATCGACGACCCCGATGAGTTCGATCGGTTCCGCCAGTTGATGCAAGCGATGGATAGTGCCTATTGCGAGCACGTCAAAAGCCTCAATCCGCCTCAGGGAAGCAAGTGATACATGCCCTCGCTCGAAGTCATCAAGAAAATCACGATCCAGGGCCGGACGGACGGCGTCGATCAGGCGCAGCAGTCCTTGGAGAAACTTTCCGTTTCCTCCGACAAAGTCGAGCAGGCGCTCTTGCGTCAACAGCGCGCCCTGGAATTAACGGACCAAAGCTCGCGCCAAATGGCGGCTGCCAATGACAACCTGTCGCGCAGCTACAGCGCGGCAAACGACGATGTGCGCGGGGCCGGCGATGCGTTTCGCTCGACCGGAACGGAACTCCTGGCGCACACGAACGCGATCAAGTTCGCGGCCGTGGCGGCCTATGCGCTCTCGCCCGCGTTTCGCAGCTTCGCCAATCCGGCGATCACGGCGGCCGTGGGCGCGACGGGTGTGGCACTGAAAGCCATGGGGCCGGCCGCGGCCGAAGTGGCGACCTCGATCGGCGCTCGGCTGTTGCCGGCCTTATCTCTGGTCGGCCGCCTCTCCATTCCTATTTTCCTCGTCGTGGAAGCCTTCAAGGCGTTGAATGCGGTCTGGGACCGGGGATCTTCGCTGCTCGAACAATATGCCGGCGCGGAGCGGAGGTTGTTTTCCTCCGATTTGACCGCAAATCTGGAGAAGCTGACCAAGTTCCAGCAGGATTCGATCTCCGCCGACCAGGTGCAACTGGCCACCGACTTGGGCATGCGTCTCGCATCCGCCAAATCTGCAATCAGCGACTTTTTTAAGGTGCAGATCGACGTCACAAACATGGCGCTCAAGCTGCAGGGGGCATGGGTCGGGACCGTCGAGGCGATCGCATCGGCAACGCGCGGGTTGACAGCATTGCTCGATAAACTCCCGACAAATTTCTTTTCAACGATGGGCACTCTGGCGCAGATATCCGCGGGTGGCAGTTTCTTCCCGCGAGGTTCATCGCTTCCGAGCCCCAAAGGCGACCGGCTCGATCTCGATCCCGCAGCCGCAGCGATGAAAGCGGCGCGCGGAAATCTCTCGGCTGGAATGGGCGTTGCCAATCTCGACAAGGACGGCGCACCCATCGGGGGGAGCTTCGCGGCGCGTTTCAGTGGGGCGATCAAGGATCTGGCGGGCGGCGAAAAGAAGGCCACGGAAGATGCGGCCGACGCCTGGACGAAGTTTGTCGACCAGACCAAAAAAGCCGACGCCGCGATGGTCGCCAGCATACAGACGATCGGCCTGACCGCGCAGGCGCACGCGCAATTGAAAATTCAGCTTGAGGGCGAATCCGTCCTGGAGCGGGACGGCGTCAAGGACACCGAGGCGCGGCGCGCGGCTCTTGCGGCGCTGGCGAAGCAGGCCGGCGAAACCGCCATGGCGCTCGAGCGTGCCAAGATCAGCGACAAGATTAAGTTTGAGCGCGGCGCGGCATTCCTCGCGCCTGAGGACGTGCAGATTGCCAGCCAGCTCAGGGGGCTCTACGGCAACGACATCCCGGCGGCGCTGGCCTCGTCCGAGGCCGCGCAGATACGTTTCAACGACGCGCTCAAGAAGGTCAACGACGTCAGTGGGACGTTTGCGTCCGGGTTCTTCACCGATCTTGCCCATGGCGTGACCGCGGTGACCGCGCTGCAGAACGCGATGAACCGGCTGACGGATACGCTGATCGACATGGCCGCCAGGAGGCTCATGGCGAATGCGCTCGGCGGGGCAACGGGCGGGTTCAATATCGGATCGTTGTTCGGACTTGGCGGCGGCGCAGGCGGCGCGGGCGCCGAGTTGGGCAAGGCTGCGATTGTCGCCCATACCGGCGGCATGCTGGGAGCCGACACGTTTTCGACGCGCATCGTCCACCCGGCGCATTTCGACGGCGCCCCGCGCTTCGGCAGCGGCGGCGTCATCGGCTCCGACGAGGTGCCGATCGTCGCCCACAAAGGCGAGGGTGTCTTCACGCCGGCCCAGATGGCGGCGATGGGAGGTGCATCGGGCCCGGGCAAGATCGAAATCACGATGAAGATGGACTTCGCCGGCTACATGACGCGCGACGACGTGCAACAGGTCGCGCAAGCGGCGGCCAGTCGCGGCGTTCAGCAGGCGGTCGCCATCGCGAACAACGGCGGGCCGGCCCGCCAGGTTCGGTATCAGCAGCTCGGAACATGACGGAGATCCTGCGCTATTTTCCCGAAGCGCTGCTCGGCCCGGCAAAGTTGTCATGGGAGCTCGGGGGCGCCGCGATCAGCGGCGGCCAGACCGCGTCGGGGATAATGCCCGTGTCCCGGCTCGATGGCGGCGGGTTGTGGAAGGTCACCATGACCGGTGTCCCCACGTTCACGCCCGATCGCCGGCGTTCGTGGCACGCACTCACAGCGATTGGTGACGGCGGCGTGCAGCCCATCATCGTGCCGTGCCGCGAAATGGTCGACGCGCCGTGGCCGCTCGTGGGCGGCATTGCGCAGATGAGCCTGCCGGCGGTGCCACATAGCGACGACTCATCTTTCTCCGACGGCTCTCTCTATGACAATTCAATGATCGCCGCGAAGCTTACCGCGGCTGCAGTGCTGCGGGCGACGTCTCTGACCATCAGCGTGACCACGGGCGATGATCTCCACGGTGGAGAATATTTTTCGATCGATCATGCGACGAACCGATGGCGGCTCTATCGCATCCGCACCGCCGTGAAGAACCTCGACGGCACATGGGCGGTCACGATCCGTCCCCCTCTGCGCGAGGACGTGCTCGCCAACGTCGTCATCGAGTTCGATCGGCCGAAATGCGTGATGCGCCTTGCGGCGGCCGACAGCATGGACGCGACCTTCGAGACGGCTTGGAACGGGACTCAGAGCGCCATGTTCGTCGAAGCCTTCCCGCCGTTTCCGGCCTGAGCCATGGCACTCGCGCTTTCCGCCGCCGAGATCGACGCGCTCAATTCGGACACCCAGCGCATCGGCGTCTTCTTCCGTATGGCGACCAACCCGGTCTCGCGGCTGTGGCTCGGCGTCGGCGACTGCAAGGTCGACATCAATGCGCTCGATGCGAGCGCACAGATTTATTCCGGGTGCGGCCAGCTCCGCGACGTTCCCGCGTTCCAGCAGCTCATCAATGGCGTGGCCGAGCGGCTGACGTTCTACGTCTCGGGCGTATCGAAGGATACGCTTGCCCTGGCGTCGACCGCGGCGCCGGGCGTGAAGGACACGCCGATCGCGATCGGCATCGGGTTTTTCGATGCGGCCTGGCAGCAGCTCGGCGTTCCGAAATGGCTGTGGAGCGGCCATGCCGATTTCGTGACGCTCAACCAGCAGTCCGACAAGAGCGGCAATGGCATCACGCGGGTGATCGAATTGTCGGTCGGCTCGCTGTTCACCGGTCGCCGACGTCGCGGGCTCTCCTACCTCACCGACAAAGACCAGCAGACGCGGCATCCGGGAGACAGGTTTTGCGAGCGCACGGTGGTCTACAGCCAGTTCGAGAAAGTATGGCCGGTGTTCGGGCCCTGAGCGCGCCGTTCGACGAATATCTGTGCGCGGCCGGCCGTCGGCATTGGGCATGGGGTGAGATCGACTGCTTTTTGTTCGTCGCCGATTGGGTCGAGCGCATCACCGGCATCGACTGCGCGGGAGACTATCGCGGCACCTATACGAGCGAGCGCGAGGCGCGGCGCCTCATCAAGGACAACGGCGGCCCGATCGCCTTTGCGGACGCATTGCTGGGTCGGGCGGGATGCGTCGCGACCGAGCATCCGAAAGCCGGCGACGTCGCGCTGGTCAGGCTGGTTTTCGGACGCGGCGCGGTCCCGCAAGCCTCTCTCGTGTTCCCGCGATTGGTCGAGGATGTGTTGCCGCCGCGGCGCCGGATCATTCTCGGCCCCGTCGGCGCAATTTGCCGTCGGCCCCAATTGTGGGCCGTCAAGCCATCGGACGCACCCGGATTGGCGTTCGGAAACTTTCCGGTGATCCGGGCCTGGGCGCTGCCGAATGCTTGAGGATGCTCTGGCCACCCTGCAGGCCCATGCCGATCTTCTGCATGCCGTGAAGCATGCCGCGGAAGTGATCGGCGCCGTCATCCTGGAGGCGATCGGTGCCGAGCTGCTCGCCAGCACGGTCATCATCGGAACCCTCACTGTAGCGACCGCGGTCGGCACCGCGGTCATCCTCGCCGGCTCGATCGGCCTGCAACTTCTGCTCAATCGCCCGAACCGGGCATCGATACCGGGCGGTCCCGCATTGCCGCCGCCGGAAGCCGGCCACCAGCCGGTGCGTCAGACCAGCGCGTCGCGCATCGTGGGCTATGGCCGCGTCCGACTTGCCGGCGCCTATATGCTGTTCGAGGCGTCCAACAAGGTCTCCTATGACGTCATCGCGCTTCATCACGGCCGCATTGCGGGGTTCGTCGGGTTCTATCTTCATGACGACGTGGTCACGCTCGGCGGCGGCGGCGTGGTCAACGGGATGGCGGATGGGCGCTACGGCACCGGCAAGGTCACGATCGCGACGCATCTCGGGACCGATCCCGAGACCGCCTTCGGCGCCATCATCAGCGGGCTGTTTCCGATCTGGACGGCGGCCCATCGCGGCGACGGTATCGCGAGCCTGATGCTGAAATGTGATCCGGTCGCCGCCATCGGCGACTTTCCGACCATCTTCCCCCGCGGATTGCCGCTTCCTTCCGCCGTGATGGACTGCACGCCGATTTATGATTGGCGCGACGGCGCGCAGGCGGCCGGAAATTCGGCGACCTGGAAGGTCAGTGCGAATCCGGTCGTTCAGCTGGTGGATTTCCTGACCAATGCCGACCGCGGGATGGGGCTTGCATGGGCGACGCTGATCACGCCGGTCATCGCCGCGCTGACTGTGGAGGCCAATCTCTGCGACGCAGGGGTGGCCCGCGCCGACGGCGGCAGCGAACCGCGCTACGCTTCCAACGGCAGCTTTCCGCTCGATTCCGATCCGGCCGACGTGATCAGCTCGATCCTCGATACCTGCGACGGCTGGATATCGCAGAACGGCGACGGATCGCTCGCCCTCAAGGTCGGGGTATACCGGGCCCCGACGATCGCGCTGTCGTCGAAGCACGTGCGCGGCGTCTCGCTGCAATACGATCTCGCCGACGAAGAGGTCGTGAACGAGCTCACGCTCGACTACACGGAGCCGCAGCTCGATTATAAGACGGTGCCCGGCCGGCCGTGGCGCGATGAAACCGACATCTCGGCGCGCGGCAAGACGCGCTCCCAGCGCTTTGCGCTGCCCTGGGTGTATTCCCATCCGCAGGCGCGCCGGCTCGCTAAACGGCGGATGGCGCAATTTCGGGCGCCGCTGCGCGGTACGCTGACCACGACGCTCTATGGGTTGCGCGCGCTGGGTGAGCGCTGGGTATTGGTCGATGTGCCCGACATCACGGCCGATCTCGTCGGCCTGGTGGTCGAGATCCGGGCAATGACCATCGATCTGCTCAATGCGTCGGTCACGTTCAAGTTCGTGTCGGTGAATCCCAACTCGATTGATGCGTGGGATCCCGCCACGGAAGAGAACAGCGCCGCCTCGATCCCGGGCAAGCTTGTGTTTCCGCCGCCGCCCGTGCCGGCGAACGTCGCTGCGATACCCGATCCTGTCTTCCTGGCCGGAAACTTCATCGTCTCTTTCGACGATCCCGGTCGGTCCGACCTGCTCTATCAGGTGGAATGGCGCGTCAACGGATCGGGCGGGTCGTTTTTAACCGAGTCCAACACCGGCGGAACGCTCGCCTCTGGCCGCGTCTCGGTCAAGGCGGGGCGTACCGCGCCGTTTCCGGCAACTTACGAGGTGAAGGTGAGAAGTTTTGCACCATCGGGGCCGCCCTCCGCATTCTCGTCGTCGACGACCGTCACGGTAGTGGGGCCTTAACATGCCGATCAAGACGGCGAACGAAATTTGGCGCGATTACGTGACGGACGGTGTTCCGTCGAGTGGCGCGAACAAGCCGGTCAAATCTGACATTCGAGACTGGGCCGCCGCCATCGAAGCTGCGAGCCTCGCTGCGCCGCGCATCATCACTGTGGCGGGGCCTTATACGGTCGCGGACGGGGACGTCCTGATCGTGATCAATCTCGCGGTCGCCGGCACCGTCGCGCTCACGCTCGGCGCGATCATAAACAGAAACAAGGCGCCGCTGACGATCATCGACTACGCCAAGACGGCCGCGGCGACAATCACGCTGACGCCGAACGGCACGGATGAGATCGGTGGACTGACGGGATCGTCGGCCTGGACCATGACGTCGGCCGGCGTCGGCATGGGAATTTCCCAGAAGTTCTATCCCAGCATCGCTCTCACCCCGGCCGGCTGGATCGTCGGCGTCTGAGCTGCGGCTAGCGTTTTCGCAACCTCTCTCTCAATCTCAACGGACAATCGACCATGAAGATCGTGAGCTCGCTCGCGCGCGCCTGCGCCGTGCTGTTCTATGCCTGGATCGGATTCATCGGGCCGGCCGCGGCGCAGGTGCAGGTGCCGGCCGGCGCCGTTCCGATCGGCCGCGGCCCGGGACAGGCCGGGTTTAGTTCCGTCCCGGGCACGACTTTATCGGTCAACATCGAGACCTTCGGGGCCTCGCCGAGCGCGAGCGCCGCGGTCAATACGGCGGCGATCCAGGCGGCCATCAACTCGATCACGAGCACGGGCGCGGCGGGCCGGCTGCTGGTGCCGCGCAGCAATTACAACATCAACGCGCCGATCATCGTCAACGGCCCGATCGACATCTGGTGCGCGCCCTTCCTCAACGCCAGCGGCGGCACCTTCAACGGTGCCCAGGGCGGCGGGGTGATGTTCGCCTTCCGCGCGAGCTACGCGCGGATGACCGGCTGCTACCTCAACCGCGCCGGCACCCCGCAGGCGGGCGACGACGCGATCGCGGTGGGCGACGACCAGGGCGCCCTCGCGGACGCGATCTGCACCAACGGCAGCGGCACGGTGACCAGCGCGTCGCTCGGCTTCACGGGGGCCTCGATCGGCCAGCGCATCGCGCTCACGAGCTGCGCGGCGGCCGGCGCCACGCTGTTCTCGACCATCACCGCCAAGGCGAGCGGCGGCAGCATCACGGTCTCGCCGCCGGCCGGCAACACGCCCGGAGCCGGCGTCGCCGCGAAATACGGCAACGTCTATGTGGAGAACACCTTCCGCGACGTGTGGATGGTCAACCACATCAACGGCATCCACCTGATCGATGCGGCGCAGCAGCATCTCGATCACGTCTATTCCAACTCGAAGGTCGGCGCGCTGGTCGAGAACCAGCTTTCCGCAGATTACGGCGACTCGTTCATCAGCGACAGCATGTTCCTGTCGACCGACAACACCAACGGCGCGGCGTTGCAGATCAACAGCAGCGGCGGCTTGAAGATCTCAAACTCCAAATTTTTGTTCGGCAAATACGGCATTTACATCAACTGGAACCTGGGCGGCTCGGCCAACCCGATCCTGACCAACAACTCGATCGAGAGCTTCACGTCGACCGGTATCTTCATCAACACGGCGGTGACGCTCACCCGCGTGAACATCACCGGCGGATCGATTGCCGGGGCGACCGGTGCGAACGCGATCACGGTCGACAACACGTCCGCAGCGGCGCTGACCGACATCAACATCATCGGCGTGACAATGACCGGCTTCGGCGGCGTCACCAACATGGTCGACGTCGGCAAGGTCTCGGGCGGGTTCATCGGCGGCCTGACAATCGACAACGGCGGCGCCAATACCTGCATCAACCTGCGCAGCAACTCCGCGGCGGTCCGGTTAGCGCCCGGCTATTATAATTGCTCGGCAACGCCGGTCGCGGATGCGGGCACGGGGAACATAACCAAGTTGCCGGTGGCCGAAGGGGGTACCGGGGCGGCCACATTTACGGCGCATGGCGTCGTGCTGGGCGCAAATACCGCCGCGATGGTGGCCACCGCCGCGATGACCGATGGGCAAGTCTTAGTTGGGCAGACCGGCGTTGATCCGCTACCGAAAACACTGTCCGGTGCCGGTGCGCTGTCGGCGGCGGGTGCGCTCACCGTCAACCTCGGGGCGGGCGCGACGATCACCGGCCTCCTGCCGTTTGGAAACGTCGGCGCGGTTCCTGCATTCTCGGTCACCAAGGGCGGGACGGATCAAACCGGCATCGTGACCGCTACCTTCACGGCCCTCACTTGGCCGACGGTCGTCTACAACGTCAATGGTAATTTCGCGAGCAATGCCTGGACCCCGCCGGCTGGAAAGGTCAGTCTTTTTGCAGCCTTCAATGCAACGGGAACGATCACGACGGGCACGCAATGCGCGATCGCGATCTACAAGAACGGGTCGGCGCTTCGCCAAAACCTGAATTCGGCCGCGACAAATGACGCCGCTGCTAGCGTCTATGTGGAAGACGCCGCCAATGGCTCGGACGTCTATACCGTACAAGCCCTCATCACGACATCGGCGGGAACGGCGACCGTCCAGGGCGCAACCAACGTCACATATTTTGGCGGCCACTGGATCGGTCCGTAGGTGGATCGGCGCCTCAGCTTGGAAACGACAACCACCCCGAGAGCACCTCTCCCATGCGGATGATCCTTGCCGCGCTGGCGCTCGCCGGCGCTCTTAATGTTGCGTCAGCCCACGACAGCTGGATCAGCCGCGGCGCCCATCGCAACGCCGCTGGCGAGTTTTGCTGCGGGGAGGGTGACTGCTTCCTCGTCCACGGAGCGCACGTCACCCGCAACTCCGATGGCGCCTTTGTGCTGTGGAGCGCGCCGGTGCGTGGATCGGTGCGTCCCTTCGTGGTCGAGGTCATTCCGGAATCCGAGGCGCAGCCGTCTCCGGATGGCGCCTATTGGCGCTGCAAGCGGCCGGATGGATCGCGTCGCTGCTTCTTCGCGCCGCCGCTAACCGACTGAGGAAACCACCATGTGGAAAGGCATTGTCGGAAGATTCGTCGACGTCGCGGGCTTCCAGGCCCATGTCGACAGCCTGACGTTCACCGGCTGGCGGCCGAGCTTCGTGGTGGTGCACAACACCAGCGAGCCCGACCTCGCGCTCTATCGCGAATGGCGTGCCAACCCGGGCAAGCACGGCAACTGGACGCCGGAGCAATGGGCGCACAATCTCGCGAGCTATTACGCTGGCATGGGGTGGAGCGGCGGGCCGCACGCCTTCGTCGCCCCCGACGGCATCCTGCTGTTCACGCCCTTCACGATGCCGGGCACCCATTCGCCAGCGTGGAATTCGCGCACCTGGGGGATCGAGACGGTCGGCGAGTTCGAGCATGAGCCGTTCGACGGCGGCACGCGCGACAACCTAGTGGCGGTGCTCGGCATCCTGCACGCCCGCATCGGGCTCAACCCGGCTGACCAGAAGCTCGGCGTGCGCGGGCTGCACTTCCACAAGGAGGACCCGGTCACCACCCACAAGTCCTGCCCGGGCCGCCATATGGTGAAGGCCGACCTGGTGGCCGCCGTGACCGACTACATCGAGCGGCTGCACCCCGGCGACCACGAGGACATCGCGCCCGGCGTGCATACGGCGCCAACGTCGGCATTGGCGCCCAACGAGCTGATCTCGCCGGCCTGGCTGCAGGCGCATCTCAACAGCGCAGGCGCGAAACCGGAACTCGCGGTCGACGGCAGGATCGGCGAGGCGACGCGCGAGGCGGTGACCCAGTTCCAGCTCAAGCACGGCCTAGTGCCTGACGGCGTCGCCGGGCCGCTAACGCGCCTCGCGGTCGCCAAGGCCGCGCACGGATGATTGGGCACTTTCGCACCGTCGATCCTGGTCAGGTGCGCCCCGAACTCGTGCTTATCGAAGCGCGGGCGCGCGTTGGTCGCGGAGGGAGTCAGGTCCAGATCCACGATCTCACGATCCGGTGCCTCATGGGTCCCGAGCGTGATCCGGACGGTCGCCTCATGGCACTCGATCCGGTGTTCGATGCGATCTACTTCGCACCCGATTACAGCTGGCGCTGCGGAAAGTTCGACGAGGTCAAGTTCACCGGCGACATCGACGCGATGGAGCGCTGGCTCGATACTCGCCAGGCCACCTGACGGAGATCGCATGAGCTTCCTCAAGGGCGTCGCGATCGGGTTCTGGATTCTAGCCGCCGCATGGATCGGCATCGTGCTGCTGTTCCAGATGAGCGGCGGCGAGACAGGGCGGGGCGCCTTTGCAGGCTTCGCATTCCTGCCCGCGATTCCGCTGATGGCCTTCGCGCTCCTGTTCACGCTGATCTGGGCGATCGCGCGCCGCATCAGCCGTTAAAATCCCCGTCTCCCGGCCGGGTCAAGCCGGGCCAATCCAAGATCATAGGTGTCACATGAAGTACCTCGCTCGCCGCGCGGCGGCGTTCGCTTCGCCGCATCCGATCGCCTATCGCTTCGCCGCCTCCGGGCTCTTCGGCTTCTTCGCCTTCGCGGCGTGGGCCTCGGTTGGCCTGATGCTGCTCACGCTCGGCGCGACCGTCGCGCTCGCCCAGTCGGCCACGGCGGTCGACGTCGGCGGCATTTACGGCGGCTTCCGCCCCTATATCGTCGACATCGTCGGCTCGCTCATCACGCTCGGCGTCGGCTGGCTCCTGGTGCTGCTCAAGAGCAAGTTCAATCTCGACATCGACGCCTCCCATCGCGACGCGCTGCAGACCGCGCTGACCAACGGGGCGGGCCTGGCGCTCAACAAGCTGGGCAATTCGTTGCAGGGCAAGTCGATCGAGGTCGGCAACCCCGCCGTCGCCTCTGCGGTCAACCTGGTGCTCAAGTCGGCGCCCGACGCGCTCGCGCATTTCGGCATCACGCCGGAGTCGGTCGCGCAGAAGATCGTCGCCAAGCTGCCGCAGGTCGCCAATACCGTGACGCCGCCGGCCGGCAATGCTTAGCTTGGCGCTCGGCTGGCTCGGCTCGCAGGGGCTGAGCCTCATTCTCGGCGCCGTCGTCAAGCTCGCGCTCGACGGCTTCAACTCCTGGCAGGCCAGCCAGACCCAGACCGCGCTCGGCCGCGCGCAGTCCGATCGCGACCAGGCCGTGGCCGGCCGTGATGCGGCCGAGCGCGAACTCGCGGCCGAGCACAATGCGCCGAAAACCACGGACGACGCCTTGAAGCGGCTCGAGGATGGCACCGCATGAGCGCCGGGGTGATGTGCTTCGGGTTTCTCGGCATCGTCATGTCGTGCAACTTGCCGGACGGGCAGGCGACCGCCGTCGTCTGCCCGCCGGTGCGGACCTGGGCGCCTGCGTTCCAGAAACAGGTGGCGAAGGAATTGCGAGCGGCAAAGGATTCCGCGCTCGCGCGCGTTGTGGTCGAAGCGATTGGCGACCGCGACATCGCGCGCGCTTGCGCAGCGCACCAGAAGACAAAGTGACCGTGAAGCGGTATCCGCCCTCCGAATTGCCGCCCGACAATGGCCGCTACCAGGTCAGCGACGGCGAGCAGGTCTATATCGCGTCCTGTGTCACCTACAATCTCGACGGCAAGCCGACCGTGCCCAACTGGGTGCGCGAGGGCGAGCATAACGGAACGCGCGACATGATCTGGTGGGCGCGGCTGCCGAAGGCCGGATGGCCGCGCCGGCGGGGCGCAGCATCATGACAGTCGAGATCCACCACCACTATCATTTCGCTCGGGACTCTGAGGCCGAGCGATCATTCCGAGTGGCAATCCTCAGAGCATTGGAGGCTTTAATGATCGACACGAGTAAGATTCTCGCGGCCGTGGCCGAGGAGCGAAGCGAGAACGCATCGCTGCGCAAATTAGCCGCAGAGCAAAACAAGATTCTCGCCGACACGGCGGCGCAGCTCAAGGCGGCCGGCGTGGATGCGGCAGCGCTGGCGCAAGTGCAGGCCGATCTCGACCAAGCCGCAGCCGAGCTCAGCACCGACAACGCCGCCACCAAGGATGCGATCGCGGCGAATGCGACGCCGGCGGCGGCACCGGCCGCTCCGGCTGCCTGATCGGCGACATGCACGGGGACACCATCGGGACCGGCCGTGAGGCCGGTCCCCGTCGTCTAACTGTCGACGCCGACAGAGCGGAACACGGATGACGGATGAAACGACGCGAACGCCGATCAATCTTCTGCTCGATATCAAGCAAGAGATCGGGATCATGCAGACTCAGCATGCCAACATCATGGCGGAGCAGGACGAAGCCCGCGTCTCGCGGCGGTTGATGCACGAAAAACAAGACAGCATGAACGCGACGCTGCAGCAGGTGCAGTCAACCGTGACCAGCATGGAGCCCACGGTCCTCGAGCACGAGCAATTGCGCCAGCGCATCAATGGCGGCGTCGCCGTGCTGGTCGGGCTCGGTTCGCTGGTCCTGATCGCCGCCGGCTTCGTTCTCAAGGAAGTCTGGGCTTGGTTCACGGCGCATATCAACTGGCGCTGACCCGCTTTTTGTAACCGCGTCACCTTCACAGCACGGGGAAAACCGACATGCGATATCTCATCGCCACGCTATTCCTATGCCTGTTCGCCTTGCCGGCTTCGGCCGCCCGCCATTCTAATTCTCATCAGGTCTGCCGGAGCTACACGACGCCAGCCGGCGGCAGGGGGGTCCGCTGTTGGACCAGAAGTGAGACGCGCGCTTCGGCGCGGTCCTTTCGCGGTCATCGCATCGCTCGTGCTCGCGACCATCATCGTGGGGCCGTTGCTAGCCTGGTCACTGTCAAGACGGCGGCCGGGATCTCGATCACGGTTGCAGCGAAGGCTGCAGACAATTTCACCGGCTTTGTTTCGGACTTGGTCTCAGCTGGCTATCGCATCAGCTTCATGGGCGGCTGGCGGGCGCATGGCAGCTGCCGGCGATGCGACATGCACCCGCGCGGCCTGGCGATCGACATCAACCAGACCGGCCGCAATCGCGTCACGCGAGCCTTTCCGGCGGGCGTGACCGCGATGGCGGCGCGCCACGGGCTCACGCATGGGGCGGTTTGGGGCAACCCTGACCAAGGGCATTTTGAGCTTGCGGGCGTGCACCGCTACGCGGCCCGCGATCATCGCCGCAAGGTCGCACACCGGCACCACCGGCGCGTCTACGCCGCGGCCGGGTGACGCCATGGGGCGCGGCGAGACGATCCGACGGGCGGGCCTGCGCTGCCACATCCACGACGTCGAATTCGTTTCGTTCCCGCCCGTCGCTGATTGGCCGCCGACGCGCGGCTGCCCGGTTTGCGTCGGGGCGATCCGCGAGCACGTGAGGCGCGAGATTAATCGCCATGCTCGCTCGCTCAACCTCACCGACCGTACCCGCCTATTCGAGGGGCTTCGATGAACATCCGCGCCTGGCGCCCCGACGTGCCGCTGATCGGCTTGAGCATCTTCTTCAGCACTTGGGCCGTCGCGGCGGTGTGCACCGCCAACGGCGTCTTCGGCAAGGCCGCGCGTACCGCCTTCCGCGTTTTGTTCGGGTATTGAATTCGGCGGTTCACCGCCGCACGAGAAGCCGTCCGGGGTTGATCACCATCTTCGCCGGACGGTGACTTGCCCTCCTTGGGCGTTTCCTCCCTGACTTGGCCCCGCTGCCCCTAACCGGATGGCGGGGCTTTTTTGCGTTTTAGGGCCTCGTCAGCGGGCATGTCGGTCCGCGCGGAATGAAACATTGCCAGCTCGAGCTGCTCGGTCGCCGCGACGATCGCCGCCTTGGTCGGGTTCGCGGCGGCTGCCAGCAGCAGCTCGATCGCGCGGACCCACGCTTGCCATCCGGCCATCGCCGGCGGCAGCTTGAACACGTAGGCGCGGGCGTCGGCCAGGGTCTCAAGCGCAGCATGGTCGCGCGGCTTAAGCGGGCGGGCGAGGGGCGTGTCCCACGTCACCGGCTCATCTCATCGCTGCGGCGGATTATGCGGGCGCCGTCGCGCAAAGTGATGCGCTTGTTTGGGAACTTCACCACGGCAGTCATGAAGGCCGCCAGCGCCACGTCAATATCGCTTACGCGGGCGAGCACTCTGCTCAAGTTCTCGCGAGGATCGAAGGCATCGACTGAGTAAAGCAGTTCCTCTGGCCACTGGGGCACAGCGTCGCCTTCCCGAATGATACACAGCGGCGGTTTGGTCATGCCGACCATTGTAGCGGGCGGCGGGGCAGGGGGACAGGCTGGATTCGAGGCGCAGGTTAGGTTTCGTCGCGCAGCCTCATGTAGCCTTCGGCTGCGCCATGTCCACGCAATAATACTGCGCCGTCTGATGGGTTAGCGCGTGATTGAAATAATCCGCCAAATGGTTGGTCGAATTGTAGAGCCTGCTCGCCCAACCTTCCGGCCTAGGCACTCCTTCACGTGGCGCCCAGCCGACCCGGATGATGAAGGCACGACGCTCTAGGCGCTCCAATACCCACTCTGTCACCGCGCGTTCATTGGCGACCTTCGCCCAGCCGTAAGGCCGATCCGGCAATTCGGAGGTGTTGTCTTCCCGGTAGTGTGCGGGCCGTACCCAGCACGAACTTGTGAAGATGATTCGCCCGACATCAGCCGCGCTTGCCGCCCGGAGCAAGTTTTGCGTCGCGAGGATGTTGTCCCGGTTCACGTCAGCTTGCGAGGCGTCCTGCGTGCCGACGCCCGCGAGATGAAGGATCGCGACGGCCCCCGCCAGTGAGGCTTCCCAGGCCCCGCGCATCGCCAGATCGGATTCCGTGCCGTCCTTCTTGTCGATCCCCACCACGTCGTAGCCGCGCTCCTTGTAGTAGGGCACGAAACGAGATCCGATGTTGCCGCGGTGGCCGGTGATCACCAGCTTGTTGCCGGGAGATTCCGCCGCAGCCGCGCCATTAATAAGCGCCGCGGCCGCGGTGATCTGCGCGAGTGCGGCTCTGCGAGAAATGTTCATGTAGGTATCTTTCATCTGTTTAGGCATCAGGGGACGGAAAGCCGTTCACCCAGATTGTCGGGCCACCTCGCAGGATGCGGCAGTCTTCCCGCAATTCGAGCGGGACCGGGATTCCGTTTTGGAACATCCCGCCTCCATAGGAGAAGAACACACGGGAATATATTTGCGGTAAGAGACTTTTTACCCGCCCGTCTTTGTCAGATATGTAGCTCATTGTAACGTCGCCGCAGTAGATGACGAACTCGAAACCATATCGAGGGCGATCTTCTCCGCAACCGGAAAGCATTAATAGTAGGGCGATGGTGCCAATGGTTTTCATTTCAGTCATCCAGCGTCACTTCACCAATCGCAGGCGCGGCTCAAGATCGACTTCGTATCCGAGCGCGTCATGTCGAAAGCACGGTCGGGTGCTGAATTGGCAGAACACCACGCCATCCGGGATCTTCTGGGAGAGGGGCACCACGAACCTAAACGTCATTTCCTCGCCGATCTCACGCTCTAGCATTCCGCGCTCGATCTCATAGCGAAGTTGGTGAAGCAGCTTCTCGATGCGCTCCCGGCGGATGTTGGTCGTCTCATTCATGTCGCTGACCTCTTGACGTTGAGCGCATCGCGGGCGACTTCCATCCGCCGCTTAAACTCGGCTCCTACAAAGCCCATGGCACTTCCAAGAGTGCAGGGTGGCGAACGATACTCGGCAGCACACTCGGTCAATGCTGCCCGAAGGCGCCTGATCTCGGCCTTAGCCTCGCGAAGCGCGTCCGCGTAGACCATCTCGGTTATGCCGGCCATGTATTCCTCGCTGTGATCATCTATCGGCAACCCGAAACGGAATGTCGTGAAAAATCCCCTCCCGTATCGGCCCGGCGGCGGTCGGCGCCCCGAACACAAGAGCGTCATGTATCTGACCGATGGCGCGGCCGATCCTGTCGGCCGTTACAGGGTCGGCGCTGAGGGTCATTGACACCTTCCTGGGGTCGATGCCGTTCGCCTCAAGCCAAACCCCAAGCGCTCGCGTTGCCTCGATCATGTAGTCACCTATTGGCCATAGGAGGGCGAAAGCCGTGCCACGTACCGCAGGCGCTGCTCCCGCGTGATGTCGCGGGCTAGATTGTAATCCGCATCGTCGAGATAGCCATGACGCCCATGCAAAAGCGCCAGCTTCGTGGATAGCTCGTCGTCGGTCCATTCCTTGAGCGGTTTCATGATGGTTTAGCACTCGCCTCTTTGAGGCCGCGTTTATAGAACTTAACGCAGGCCTCCACGGTTGATGGCACATAGCCCTTCGGGCACACTTTCAGAGCCCACGAGATCAGCAACTCGCAAAGCGACGCTCTAAGCTCGTAGGCGATCCGTGCCATCATGGGTTCGCTTTCTGCTCATCGCTGAACGCCTCGGTAGCGCGTCTCGCAACCGCATCGCGTGCCGTCTGCGCCAGCATGGCGTTGGGAATATCCGCCATGTCGTGCGGATCGCATTCCTCCACAATTAGATGCTCAAGAGCTTGCACGCGACGCCGCAGCCGCTCGATCTCGGCCATTGCCTCCTTGACCGTGTTAGCGTCGTCATCATCGACGTGCTCCCGGAGAAACGCCTCTAGCTCTGTGAGCTTGCTATCGAGCATCTGATTCCTCGCGTTGTTCAGGTAGCACTCGCCTCAATCGCCAGGCTCGGATATTGCTCGACGAAAAGATAGATGCGTGCCAGCCCATCACCGAGCGCCGCCACAGCCGTTAGGCTCGTGCCGTTTGCCCCGATGATCTCTAGCTTCGTTCCGTGCGGAAGGTGGACCGGGCCGCCCTCGCCAGCCTTGACCGCATCGAATGCGTCAATGACCAGCATGCGCGTTCCCGCTCTCGCCCGCCCGATGGTCTGTATCAGGTCAAGCGCGCTCATTTCGATTCTCCCACTGTCTCACCGTAAATGCGCGTAAAGATCATCATCACCGAGTAGCTCGGGCCGCCGGGCATCCCGTACCAGACGACCGTGGCCCGGAAACCGCCGGTGCGGTCGCCATGTAAGATCCAGCCGCAATCGATCCAGTCCGTCATCGTGAATGCGCCTTATCCTTCGGTCAGGTATCGCTTGGGCTCGCTCGCCGAAGTCACCATGGCCTTGAACATCTCGGCTTGATTGTAGTCGACAAAATTGGTGAAGTTTTCGATCTCGCATAGACGAGATTGCGCGGCGTTGAGCATTTCGTCGGTAGGCTCGCGAGGAACTATCGCAAAGCCATCGGCCGCGAGCTGGTTCAAGATCTCTCCCGCCGTGCCAAACGGCAGCTTCCGAAGGGATTCAATAGGGGTCATTGATTGTTCTCCGATTTGATACCAACAAACTTTATCAGCAGTGGTCGGGATGGCTCGGCCCGATGTAGTAGGAAATCGGTCGGCCCACGCGAGCTTTTAGCCGTTGGAAGGCGCGATTGATGGCAAGCTTCGCCTGCCGCGTGCCCTCAGACGTGCGAACGTCGCCCGCAAATTCCTCGAACTCGGCTTCCCCTTCCTGGATGTTCTCTCCCAAGAGAGCGAAGCCGCAATTTCCGTCTACTCCAAGCTCTGCGCGGTCGGTCATATTCTGCTCCCAGTTGTGATGACACTTAACGTTTACGTTTCCGGCGATCTGGTTTGATGCGCAGCTCTACCGGGCCATCCTGGGCGTATTGCGCGGCGTAGTGCGAGGCTTCGGCAAGTACCCGCCGTTCGTCCAGCCCCCATGCGCTTGCCACGACGACGCCATCTTGGATGACCTGATATTCGTACTCACGCGGCTTTATCTTGATCCCTACGACCATGGCTTTCCTCGCGTTCGTCGAATGTGAATGAACTTTGCGGAGCGGGCAGGACGCTATCCCTGCTCGAAGCTGGCATTTGCTCGAAGCCATCAGCTCGCCGCTCACGGTCCGCCTCAAGCATCCCACTACCCTCCGGGTGAGCCCGTGCAGTGGTCTTCGTCGCGAGCGCGGCCACCCTCTTCGGCTTATGGCCCAGCTTCTCGGCGGTTCCGATGCGTGTCTGCTTTCCACGCCGCCGCTCCGCAAAATTCATCTCCTTTGCTGTCTCGCCATCATTGATCATCTATCGATATGGTAGACCTGTTTTGTCGCCGAACTCGTCGATGATTTCGGCGAGCTGCATCGCCGCCCACTGAACAGGCTGCGCATCCCGCAATTCATCCTCGCTCATGTACTCGATGTCCGAATCGCCGAGCGCATCGTCAAGCGCGCTGTGAATGCCACGAAGGCGGTCTATTAGATCAAGCTTGATCGTTTTTGCCATGTTCAATGCCCTGCGGTCAGCGCATCATTACTCAAGGCCCACCTTCGCGATCTCGATGGCTGCGTGCAGCGTGATGCGATTGGCGTTGTCATCTGAGACCAGTTGCAACCTAGCGATCTCGCCGAGAGTTTTTCGGAGAGCGGTGTTCTGCCGCTCAGCTTCGGCAAGCCGCCCTTCCGCGATCAGCTTGTCATTGTGCGGCTTTACGATCGCCGCCATGTCGTCCATCGTGAGCATGGCATTTCCTTTCTTTGCTTTGCCTCTATCCGCCGAAGAACGCCCGCAGGCCGCCAAGAAATGCCGCGACTAAAAGAAGTCCCAGCGCACCCCCGACAAGGATGCCGAGCAAATCGGCGGTTCGGTCCTTCATCATTCCTCGTCCTCCTTCTTCTTCGTGCCCAACACGCGGGCGATGGAAATACCGGGTGCGCCTAAAGCCGACGCTGGAGGACGCCCGGCGCGCCCGTCTGGTGTCTAGTTCGCCTTGCCTTCGGTCGGCGGCTTGACGACATCGGGCTTGTTCTCGGCCTGCCGGAAGGTGGCGAGGTCGGTACGGGCTTGCGCCTTGTCGTCGTCGACGTGCGCCTCGATGGGGACGGGGTTGGGCTTGCGGCTCATGGGGTGGCTCCTTCTGGTTTCCTGGTGATGCTGTTTCCGTGCGCGCCATAGCTGTTGAAGTGCGCCCATTCCCCGCTGTTCAGCGGGCCGACAAAGTAGACCGCAGGCGTCGGCTTCCAATACGGCCAGCCGTCGTACATGCGCATGGCGAGGAGCTGACGGCCGTTGAAAAGAAAGCTGCTCACATTCTTCTCAGCCTCGCGCCAGATTTGCGGCTTGTCCTTGGCGGACGGGTGCTCCCAATCGACGGGACCCATGTCCGTGCCCTCTCGGACCGTAACGGTGTGGCTCCTCATTTCCGCTTCCTCCGGTACAGCGTCTCGGTCGACGCCACTTCAAGCCTGAGAGCATTCAGGATCGCGGGGCTCAGCTTTTCCCCGGCCAATACGCGGCCAACATGGGTGTGGCTGACCCCGCAACCCCTCCCGAAAGCTCTGGCGCCCCCCGCCTTGGCTACCGCCGCAGCGAGCATTTTCCGCACGTCGGATTCGGTCAGAACTTTCATGTTTCGGACTGTAAACCATTTTGGTTGCCACGGCTAATCACGTTTCATTTCATCCACTGTCCTGTTTTTCCTCTATGCGGAACGTCGGCTTGATGCGCATCCTGGTGGTCGATAAATGCTGCCGACGCGGCGAGGGACGAAAAATGTCCGCGCGAAATCCATCCGCACGCACAACGGGCGACAATCCCATCCTCCTGTCGCTTCAGCGTTCCATCGGTAAGCCTGTGTTGATCTGACATGAGCCAATTCCTTGTGCTGACGCGATTTCTGGATACTTTATGCTCGTAGGAAGTTAGCGCGCGATTCGGTATCGCCAGCCGTGCCATTCGCGGTCGTTCTCAACTTCCTGCCACTCGTGCCAGCGGTAGTCGACCCAGGCCCACCACACTTGGTAGCTCATCTTGCCGTTGCGAATCTCGCTGACCTCATAGGCGTCGACCTCGACCGGATACCAAGCGAACCAGCGATGCCATTCGTTCTGCGAAGCCTGCGCAGCCGAACCGATCATGAGCGCGGCTACCAGCATGAGCTTTGCGGCCCTGATCGTCATATCGACCGTCAGGTCGCTTCGATTCATGTCGTCGCGGTCACCATCGAGCGCAATCATTTCCTCCGCAACCTCGGTGAGCGCCTGGGTTAATTCGGCCGGTTTAACCGTTGCCGGGTCTGGAAGTTTCATGACCAGATCTCCTTTAGGAGAAATTTACGATCTGTCCGCAGTGCGACAGCGAAGCGCTGGATATCGTTAAGGAGAATGCGTTGCCGCCCGGCTTCAATATTAACGATGGACGTGCGGTCGAGGCCCACGCGGTCGGCAAGCTTCTGGTGTGAGAGACCGCAAGCCAGCCGCACGTTGCGGAGGTTCCGACCAAACCGTTTGTAGCAGCGCTCGATCATAGTGTTTGATTTCCTTTCGCTGACGGGTTCTCAGCGCGCGAAATACCAAAAGATGTAACCGCCGACACAGATGCACGCGATGCCCGCGCTGAGATAGGGCACCGAGTTCATCCATGTCCCGATAACCCAGAAAGCGATGAGGCCGAGTCCGAGAATGACAAGCGCGAGACCGCCAAGCATTCCGAGGATGTAGCCCATGATCGTGCCGCCGTCCGTCATTGCGCGCTTTCCTGTTTGGTCGGGTTCACAGCGACGGTTATCCAACCGGGTGATGCGATGGCGGCGCGCTCGGGCGCGGCGGCCCGCGCTGTTCATCCGGGGCGCTGCCGACCGACATTGAGATGGGCGGATGAATCATCCCGAGCACCGTCAGATACACGCCTGCGCCGGCCTTAAGTCGTTCCAGTTCTTCTGGCGTCGGGTGCCATACGCTCGTCATCCCGGGGCCAGCCGTGGTCGTGTCGTCGCGGATTGCGAGACCAACACACGCGCCTTGCTTTCCTTTATCCCAATCAGCCGGCGCTCCTAAACGGCGTGTCGCATTGGGTATTCGTCCTGGCATCATGTTTTGTTCTCCCGGTGACTGGCGATTCAGCGCTCTGTAACGACAACGACCAACTCCGGCTCGTCTTCATACTGCGCGCGGATTTCGTCCACCTCGTCGGCACTGACATCCCAGAAGGCTTTGACCACATCGCCGTAGTGATTCCAGATTGCCACGTCGAAAAGGTCTTCCATGCCCTTAATCCTTCGCTAACTGGCCATCAGCGGGCGCCGGATCGCGCTTACGCCTTTCCGCTTCCCGCTTGTGTGCCTCGTTGTTGGACCAACAGGTCACGAAGTGGCCTTCGGCGTTATTCCCTCCGCACCATGGGCATCGATCAAACATCTGGTTGACCTCCTAGGTCGGCTGGCCATTATTCGACGGCTGCTTTGATGAATTCGGCGGCGAGTTGCGGATTGATCGCGTTGCCTGCACCGCGCAGCTTTCCCATTCTGGCCCGTACCCCATGAGCCAGAGGGAATGCATCGGGTTGAGCGGAAACGCGGCGCCATCCATCCGAGCACTCAACGGCGATGGTCGGGCCATTCCACTGAGGCACACCAGCTTCGACTGCAAATCCAACGAGTCCGCCACACCTTTCGCCGCCCGGGCGATACTCACGCCGTTGTTCTTGTGGTCCCGCGCCCGCGGCGTAGCCCAGCCCTTCAAGACCCGCAGCGAGTTGGTCACGTAGCGATTGTTGCCCGCTTGGTGACCGTTGGTGTTGACGGGCGATGTCGGCGTGTCCCAGCCGAGTAAGACCATCCGCGATACCGCCTCCAATCCGACCTGGACCTTCTTTCCTTTGTGCATTGCCGTGCGCCCACGCATCTCCGCATGGGCTATTGACCGTCCGCCGTTCGGCATGTTCGGCGTGGGCCAGCCAATAAAGGCGCTGTCGGATGTGGGGCGCGCCGACGCCCGCAGCGCACAGATCGGCACCCCCGCAGGCATATCCCAATGCTTCCAGATCAGCGCGTACTCCGGCGAGCCATTCACGCCCATCCGCGCTCGCAACCTGCTCTCCAAAGACAATTGAAGGCGAGCACTCGGAGATGAGGCGGTGAAAAGCGGGCCAGAGATGTCGTTGGTCGGCATGGCCCTTGCGCTGTCCCGCGCTCGAAAGCGGCTGACACGGACAGGAGCCGGTCCAGACGGCTCGGGCATCAGGCCATCCGGCGAGTCGCAGGGCGAGGGACCATCCTCCGATGCCGGCGAAGAAATGACATTGGGTGTAGCTGGCGAGATCGCCTGGCTGCACGTCGGCGATGCTCCGCTCGTCAACGTCGCCTCGGGCGATGTGTCCGGCGTCGATGAGGTTACGGAGCCATTGCGCTGCATAAGGGTCAATCTCGTTGTAGTAGTTCATAGGTTTTGTGACGCGCCCTTAGTTTCCTCTTTGGGTCGGACGGAGAAATCAATCTCACACCCCATGGCAAGCGTCATGTCCGAGAGATTGTTTAGGGCGAGACCGTCATCCTCGCCGTCGATCAGCTTTTCGAGCCACCTGCGAACCGTGCTCTCCTTCTGCCCGATGCGGAATGCCATCGTCGTGAAGTTGGTGTCTGTATCGGCCATGGCCTGCACGATGACGGCGGCTAAGGACCGGCACATACGCCGCCGTGCAGCGTCAAGAACTGCGCGCGGGATCGGTCCATCTGTTTGCTGTTCTGTCATGCCGCGCCCTTATTGCCTTTTAAGAGCAATTTGCGGCGTGCCATCCGGCGCATCCGGCAGCCGTGTTGCGGTCGTCACGCTGCCGTCGCCATGTTCGATTGTGTTGCTCTCTCCGACTGCGATGCCGGCCCCACGCGGCGCGAAGTCCGCGATCGACTTCGGGAGGTTCTCCGCATGCGCTTCCGCGCTCCAAGGCCAGATGGCAGGGGCGGCTTTCAGCAGACAGTCTTCGTAGGAGACTGGCGGTGCGACTGTCCCCTTCCGTCCGCGCCAGTTGAAGGCGTTAGTTATGTCCGCCCACTTGAGCGCGGTGTCGTAATCCGGCGCGGCGTAAACGTCGTCAGGACCGCGAACGTGGCAGCACCAAAGAATATCCGACATGGTGGTTTCTCCTGTAACTGTAGAATGTTCTGTCACCGCTGCACCAATGCCCGCGCGCGATCGAGCGCAGCGCCATAGGTCCGCGTTCCGTAGTAGGCGATGTCGTTGAAATCCGGCGGCAATAGCCTGATGCCCCCTGAGTGGTGGAGCGCGTTGTAGCCAAGCGAGACCCGCTTGAGGCCGTGCGCCGTAAAGTAATTTGCCAGCAGGCACTCGCCGCAACTGAGATAGCAATACGGCTTGTCGGCCGGCTGCTTCTCTAGCCACGCGATGAGCGTGCCGAGCTTGAAAGGATCTGCCTTCGTCTCGATCGGCTTCGCGTCGGTGCGCAGTGTCGGATCGAAATACATGTTCATTCTCCTTTGGTTGCAGGTGAAACCTCGGACGCACATGTACTAGAGTTGGATTTAATCGCAGGCGGCTTTGATGAATTCAGCCGCGACTTGCGGAACGATCGCGTTGCCGTAGGCGCGAAGCTTAGATGGTCGCGCCGGTATCCCATGAGCCAGCGGGGATGATCCGGGTTCAATTGGCCGCTGCTGGCCGTCCCGACATTCGATCCATTCGGCTTCGGACCAAAAGCTTCGAGCGCGTTGAGTGATCGGCCCTCTTGAAAATCCTCCCGACGCCGTTTCTCGTTCGCTGTCGGCGTTGCCCATGGGGCTTCCTGGCTGCCATGTGCATCCGGGAATCCCCACTTGTTCGCCCGCGGTGTTGACCAAGACGCGAGGAAAATCTGATCCTCCAGCCGGCTCCGGTGATTGAGCGCGCGATCCGGGTTGCCGGTCGAGTGACCCGCTTCCGTGCTTCGAGGCGTCGCCCAGCCCGCGCATAGCGAGACCATTTTGCGGCTGCTGTCCGTGTTCCCCGCCTCGTTGTAGCCCTTCTGCGCTGGTGTCCCGGCCATCGGTGTTGGCCACGAACCATGTTCGCTGTCGGATATGCGGAGCGCCGACGCCGCAAGCTGGGAGTACGGCCGCCCCGCAGGCGTAGCCTTCGCCCTCCAGGTCAGCGAAAACAGCGTCGAGCCAGCCCCATCCAATCGCCGCTTCAACCTGCTCTCCAAAGACGATTGGAGGGCGGCACTCGGCGATGAGAGAAAACCACGCAGGCCACAGGTGGCGTTCGTCATCGGCCGCCTTGCCCGCGCCGGCGGCACTGAAGGGCTGGCAGGGGCATGAGCCTGTCCAAACAGGTCTGTCATCGGACCAGCCGGCGAGGCGGAGTGCGACGGACCATCCGCCGATGCCAGCGAAGAAATGGCATTGCGTGTAACCGGCGAGCTCGCCTGATCGCACGTCGACGATGCTCCGCTCGTCAACGTCGCCTCTGGCGATGTGTCCGGCGTCGATGAGGTTGCGGAGCCACTGCGCTGCATATGGGTCAATCTCGTTGTAGTAGTTCACGAATTTACTGATCCCCTCTCAGCGGCCTGATCGCGCGCAACGGCCACATCGTCGATAATCGAGTACGGGCCCCAGCCGCCGATGCGCGGGCCGTACTTCTTGCCGGGCGGGAGTTCGGGGAGCGGCTGGTCGAGCGCGGTCTCGCTCGCGTCGGCGAAGGCGGGGGTGGCGGATTGGGAGGCGGTCATGGCGACACCGGCCGCGGGCCACAGCTTGGCCACAGCATCCCGTGAACCGAACGTAAACGGATGAGGGCGAACGTCGCCGAACGTGGGCGAAAAAGCGAGATAATCCAATGATTGTAAGGTGGCCTACCTCGTTCGGGACGAGGGGGTCGCAGGTTCAAATCCTGCCACTCCGACCAGCTTTTTCTCATTTCGCAGCCCTCCGGGCCACAGCATCGGCCACAGCATCGTCGCGATGTTGCGAAAAGCTCTTGCGGGCCTTCGACAGATGATCCGGGCTGTGGTGGCCATAGATGTCCTGGACGGTCTGCAGCGTCATGCCGGTGTAGCCGGCGACCTCGAAGGGCGGCGTGCCGCGCTGGAGCATCCACGTCGCGCACGTGTGCCGCCAGACGTGCGGCGTGACATCGGCGCTCAGGCCGGCGTCGCGAACGGCATTTCGGAACCCCTTGCTGACCGAGCGCACGGGCTGTCCATTCCATTCGACGGCATAACGCTGTCCCATGCGTTTCCAGCGGCGCAGGTGCGTGAGCAGGCCGACGGGGAGTGGGATCGCGGGTTGCCGCTTCTTGGTCTGCTGCTTGCCGATCGGGCGTCGGTAGAAAACGCCGCGCTCAAGGTCGATCCACCCGCTCCCCGGTGTCGGCTGCAGCGCGGCCCCGCAGATGGCCGATGCTCGTGTGCCGGTGTAAGCAGCCACAAGACTGAATTTTGCGAGGTGCCGTCGGCTGAAGCGGCCCGTGGGGCTACCCTTCTGAATCTCCCGGTAGTGCCAGGCGTGGCGGATGAGCTGCGCGGCCTCCTGGCGGGTCAGCCATCGCTCGCGCGGCGGCCGGCGTCTTGGGAGAACGATCTTGATGATCTCGGAGCACTGGCCTTCCTGAAGGTGCATGTTGACCGCTGCGCGTAAATCTTCGAGCTCGCGCCGTGCTGCCGCGTCGGTCGATCGGGCCGCAGCATATTTTCGGCAAAGATCGCCGTTGATATCCGACAGCATCTTGTCGCCGAAAAAATCCAGCAGATTATCAAACCGCGCTCCGGTCTCTTTCGGCCGGGCGTGGCCTTCTGCTTTCGCTTCTGAGTAGAGCGCGATCACGGAGGCGACCGGGATCTGAGAGGGATGACGGACCCCCTTGGTGACGTCGGTGACTTGCTTGCGGTTGAGGTAGGCTGAGAGGGATTTTTCAGCGCCTGCACGCTCGCCCGGGCCGCAGCCAGTGCTCTTGTCGCGCTTTCCATCGCGGATGAGCCAGACCGACTTGCGGGTGATTCTGCCGCTCCGATCCCGGCGGGCCTTGCGGAGCCAGAGGCGCGTTCCTTTGGCGGGAGTTGGCATAGTTCCCTCATTCGGGCGATGGCGTTCAAGGTGGTGTAATCCTTGCCCGCCATGCGGGAGATGACAAGGTTGCCGCGGCCGGCTTCCTTGCGCAGTCCACTGGCCGTCATCGAGCCATCGGGGAAGGCGGTTCGTGCGGCGATATCGAGCCGCAAGGGCAGATCCGGCCGAAAGTCGGTAGTTGGGGCGTTCATCCCAGCATCCACCCTATCGCCAGAATGATCAGCGCCCACAGCACCAGGCTCATTGGAGCGGCGACCATCAGCCCGCGAAAGAGGGGAAACGCGTTCGCCATTTCGGATTCACAGAGACTGGCCGCCCGCTCGTGCAGATCGGAAGCGGCTTCACGGATGCTCAATAGCTGGCTCATGGCTCGTGCTCCGAAAGATCGGATTGAACGCGGCCCGCAGGCGTCAACGCGCCTTGGCCGTTCTCACGCGCTTACTAGGGCCGCAGAAGCCAACGCATCCGCCTCGTAGCCGGCGGCCTCACACACAAGAATACGGCCGGGGGCCGTGAGCCGCGCCACGGTGTGGCGAGGCTGCGGCGTCGTGAGCGCGACGATGCCGCGGCTCACCAGCGCACCAACGGTGTCGGCGCGGTGACGTTCGCCGGTCGGGGTTTCGTAATGCCCGGCCATGAACAGGAGCCGGCCATGGGCCATCAGGTCGCGCAGTGCGGCCCGCATTGGCTGCGGTAGACGATTGATGGCGGAAGCGGTGATCATCTTGTCTCCATTTGAAGTGCCGCGCCGTGCGGCGGGGAGGGCATGGCATAGCCGTCGGATTCCGACATGCTCGCTTCCATGGCGGCGGCGGCGGCGTCGTAGAGCGCCTGCCAGCGGGTGGCGCGGCCGAGATACGAAGACCGCTCGATGCCGTCGTTGCGTAGAGCGGCGATCGACCGATCGAGTTCGGCCTGCTGTTTTGCCGCGAGCGCGAGGGGCGCGAGGGCATCGAGAAGTTGCTGCGTTCGATCACTCATCTTGGTGTGCCTCCCCATCGTTCTCCGGTTTTCCGATCGACGACGACGCCTGCCATGGTTCGTTTGCGCGGATCATCGCGTCCGCCAGGAAGCGGCGTCCGCGTCCGCTTGATGTCGAGAAACTTGTCGCCGGTGCGCTTGGCCTTGGCGACCATCGGCACAACGACTTGCGAGCCGTGTTTCCTATTGCAACGGCGATGGCCGACGCCGCTATCTGTCCCTCCGAACGCGGCGGGTCGCCCGACGTGGCTCTCCTCCCACTGTTCGCCCGGCCGGATTGGGAGGCGGCACAGATTGCAGTCAGGAAATTCCTTGCCGGCTTCACGCGCCACTTTGACCGCGGCGTCATAGAGCGCGCGGCGTTGGGTGGTGGTGAGGCGGCGGCGGAAGGGCATGGGGACTATTTCCGCGTATCTTCCGGCGCGTCGACCTTCGAGATGTCGATGCACTTCCACCGAATATCTCTGCCCGGATTTTGAAACCGCTCAACCTGGACAGACTTCATCGCCGTGTCGGCGCATTCTTGCTTGGTTTCCGAGGCACGGTAACCAAACTGCGGATTAGCTTCCGTCCTGTAGTAGCCTTGGCAGGCATTGAAGGCGCCAACACAATAAATTGCATAAAGCCACATGGTTATCGCTCCTTGTTGCACCTTGCTCCGCCCTCGCTCACCGTGAGCGCCTATCCGTTCGTTACTCCGGCCGTAGTCCGCAAAAACTTCATCCCTTCCTCCCGCAATGAATGCACCGCACGTTCCCGCACTTCGCCAGGAACAGATGCCCGCCCGGTTCAACGCAGTCGTGCTCATCGAGAAGATCGTAGGAGGTTTCGATATCGTCGCCGTAGACCGCCGTTGCATCCTCGAATCCATCGGGATCGGCAGCGGTGAATTCGGCCGTCACCATGTCGAGGATGAGTTTGCGGGCGGTGGCGTTCATGACGAGCGCGCCAGAATTGTTTCAGGAGAGGGGAGTGTCTCGGGCGCGACCGTGGGATCACCCGGAGGCCGGTCGGAGGGCACCGTCGGCGAGCAAATCCCGGCGACCGTCTCCTCGACCGACCTCGGCCGTTTCCAGATGCCCTTGGCGACCGCATCCATGTGCGCCGTGAAGGCGGCCCATTGGCCGGTGACGAGATAGCCCTGATTGCGCGAGAGCGATGCGGTCCAGCCGCAGGTGCAGTGGCAATAGACGTTGTAACGATCGCCGCCCGACGGGAGCAGGAAGTGCAGGCTGCTGACGCGCGCCATCGCGACGGCCAACCGCTGCTGCTGCATGAGCCCGGTCGACGTCAGCACAAGAAAGCCCGTCAGCTCGCCGCGCATGACGAGGCGGTCCGCGATCAGCGAACGCCAGTCCGCCTTGGACGGTTGCGGCCAGCCAACCGTGACGGCGATGGCAAGACACGCCTTCGCCAGATCATTGCCTCGCCGTAGTATTAATAGGGCCATCTTCTCGCCGTCCGATCGCTCGGTGATCGATTTGATTTCTGCCCGGAAGACTTCGACGGCCGGGACCGCACCCAACTGCACAAAGGCCATGACGCAACTCCACTTTTACAAACGCGACACAACACAACAAAAAATCAGGCCGCTTCCTTCACCCGCCGCGCGATCATCGCGTCGCAGGCCGTCCTGAAATCGATCGCGATCTGGCGGGCCGAGCCCCAGCCAGCCGCGTTGGTGATGATCTGATCCCAATAGGCGCGCTCGTGGCAGAGTTCGGCGAGCGTCATCTGGTCGAAGGGCTTGGCTTCGATGGTCATCGCTCTCCCCCCGTGACCCGCGCATAAACCAGCGCAACCCGTTTGATGTCAGAGGCTAAAACCGGGATCAGATGATCGTCGGCGATCTCGTTGAGATCCCATTGTTCGGCGAGGCCCGCGATCGGCCGGATTGCTGCGATGATGTCCTGGTTGGTGAGGGGATCGAATGCGACCGCGTCTGCGTCGCCGTTCACGCCGTTGACCGGATGCGTCTCAAGTTCCTCGATCGCGGCGGGGAGAGAAATCGATTCCGGTTCGGGCGGCTGGGCGAACACGGCAACCGGCGGGGCGGGCTCCGCCGGTGCCGCCGGCTTTGGCTTGGCGTCCCGCTTGATCGTCCGGGGCGTCACCTTGTGGCGCACCCCGACGCCCAGCCGCTTGTTTTCTTCCTTGTTGGCGGCGATCAGTTGCGCAGCGAATTCCGGGTCCGCCTTGGCTTCCTTGGCCTGCTTGGTGATCTTGACGGCTAGCGTCGCCGATACGTCGCCGTCCCGGACCTGTTGCTGCACCGCCGCCGGCATGGCCAGCATGTCGAGATGCTGGCGCACCGTCGCTGTCGACTTCCAGCCCAGCCGGGCCATCACCTGCGCTTCGGTCCAGCCGTAGTTCACCAGACGCCGCACCACCTCGGCCACTTCCAGCGGCTTGAGCGGCTCGCCCGAATTTGACACCACGAGATTGAGGGTGCGTTCCGCGTCGTTGGTGCCCTTGGCCTCGTGGAGGACCAAAACGGTTTCTATTTCGGCCCCTTCGTCGATGAGTTCCATCACCGCCTTGTGCCGGCGATGGCCGGCGACGATGAACACGTCGTCGCCGTCGAGACGGACCTCCAGGGGCATGCGTACCCCGTTGGCGCGGATGGACTCTTTCAGCTCCCCGAGCTTTTCGACCGCGTCGGGTGACGAAAGGTCCCTTACGTTGTACGAAAAATCTATTTTCAATAATCGCGGGTCAAACGGATAGGCGTCCCGCTTGCCTTTGACGCCTTCGTGGTCCCTGAGTTGCATGACCGCCCCGCTTCCCGTGAATCGATGTTTCACGTGAAACGAAATTAGGACATTACGTCCTAACTGTCAAGGACTAAATGTCCTAACCAATCCCGGGGGTGTGAATTGGGGCGCTTAGCGCCGGCCGTTCAGCTCTGGAAATGGATGCAAGTTCTGGCAATGCTCCTGGAAGCCCTTAGTCCCGCCGTCCAGGGTGCTAAAATCGCCAGTTTCAGGAAACACCGCAATGGTCCGGTGTATGCCCGTATAGCCGCCATAGGAGTTTTTGGCATTCAATTCGATGCATAGGCAGGAGGCCGGCAACTTTGTCGTCGCAATTGAGTAAGGACCGGGGGCCGCAACCGATTCATCGGTGCAGGCATAGGGCTGCCCGATCCGGGCGTCCCGAATTGAATCCGGGTCTTTCCATATCGAGCGATGATCGAGGATGATTTTACGGGCGACCTGATCAGCAATCAGGGGCTTGGTGGCCGCTACGGTCTCTACGCTGGCGCAGCCGGCCAAGAGAATGCCTGTAAGTCCCAACAGCGCGGCTAATCCCGCATGATGACCCACGGCTGTGCATGAGCCTCTTTTACGCCACCCTGATTTTGGCGGGCTTCTTTATGCGGCGGCGCTCTTGTTTGGGGACCTCTACCATCTTGGGGCCATTACCCTCGCCCGTCAGCAGCCAGTCGATGTCTACACCCGTCGCGGCGCAAAACTTGGGAATGAAGCGATGGGGTAGGGGCGTCCGTTTCTCGTATTGTTTATAAGTTCCCTGATCGATGCCCAGAATTATCAATATCGGCTTTTGAGTATTGAAACGCGCCAGGCGAGCGAGTCGAGTTCGCCCGATGAATGCCAGCTTTTCTTCCGTTTCGGACAAGCGGTTGGCCATAGAGCCATTGTCGCCGACCATCTCTCCACAGTCATAGGACAAGATGGCCTTGCTATTTAGGACGATTTGTCCTAAGGATGATTCCATGAATGGGATCTCGTCATTTCGCGATGTGGTCGGGCTCTGGAAGACGCCCGACGATATGGCGATTGAAATCGGCGCCACGATCGCGGCAGCGCGGAAGTGGCCGCAACGCGACAACATTCCCCCGGAATGGTGGGCGGCAGTTGTTGCTTCCGCTACCGGCGTGGCCGCTGGGCTGTCCGCCGAACTTCTTATGAAGTTGGCGTCTCGCCGAACATCGGCTGGGGCCCCGGAGACGGAGGCTCGTCTGTGAAAGTGCGATGGCTTCCGAAAAACCAGGATGTTTCCGCCGTTGCGGGTGTCCCGTTTGCGGCCCAAGGCCGGCATCCGACGGCGGAACACCATGGGGGACCCCTTCGCGGACGGGCTTCTTCATGCGCCCTATGGTGCCCAGTTTCCGACACATGCACGTTGTGCGCAAGCGAATTTCATGACTCTGACATGTCAGATCAGGGCCGCGCCGAACGCATGATCTATCACAGTGTGTCACGCGTAAATGCGGCAGAAAGGTCAGCATCTGCGACCTTTTCTGCCCCAAATCAGAACAAACGATTTCAGCATTTCGTGTCTGGCGAGGCGAAAGGTCACGGGCTGGATCTCCGATACGCGTACTCATTCGGTGATCCAGCCCGCGTAGCGGCAGGGGGATGCCGCATCTCTTGTAGTTGTGTGGCGTATGTAGGGGCATTTCCATGGGCGAATCAGAATCAATCGTCGCGTCGAGTGCAAATTCCGTCGCGGCAATATCTTGCCGCGAAATCGCCGCCCCCGACGATCGCGGCAACATCTTGCCGCCTGCCGGATGGTTCATGCGAATGGCGCGCGATCTCTGGCAGCGCAAGGTCGCGGCACACCTTCATTTCCTGCTTGGGGCCAGCGAGCGCACATGCCGCGCCTGGGCATCGGGAGATTCCGAGCCGTCGGCGTCTGTCCTGGTCGCACTTCTGCGCAGCGACCAGGGTGGCCGTGTGCTCGCCTTCGTCATGGCGGGCGCGACGGCACCGTGGTGGCGCGAGCTTCGCCGCGCCCGCATCGTCGCCGACGCCTACGACGCCCAGCGCCAGCGCATCGAGCAGTTTGAACTCGCCCTGGAATAATTCAATTCGGCGCGGCGATGCGATACCTCTCTTGTGCCCGCAAGAGACTGAGCCGTGCGCCCACTCGGCTCCTCGCCGCGCCGAAGCCTCTTGCCAGCCGTGCCGCGTTTTCGGTTGGCCGTCGGCAACTCGGCCGGGGTCCGCCGTGGCCGGCGGGCTCCGGCCGGAGGTGCGCCAGTGATGAGCGAGATTGACGATTTAGAGGATCTGCTCGGAAAGCTCTCCGTTCCTCACAATCAGCAGCGCCGGGGCAGATGGGAACATCCGACACATTGCCTTCGCGGGCATCCGTTTACCCCGGAAAATACCCAAGTCCAGCGCTACTCAGGTGGCACCGTGAGGTGCCGCAAGTGCAAACGATGTGCTCGCGGAAGATACCGAGATCAAAAATCAAACGATGGTGATCGCACCGCCATCCCGCACGAAAGCTCTCTCCTGAACCAAACCTAACTTCGCTTTGTCCCTGTAGCGTGTCGCGTAAAAAGTAAAAACGTCTAACGACTTCACGCACGGGGATTTGACATGCGCATTTCTGCGCCTCCCACAAACGCGCCCGCAGCGCGCCCGTTACTCACCGATGACGCCTTCCACGGCGCGGATCAGATCCCGCTCGTGGACCCGCAAGGCCACACGGTCGCGGTGCTCGACTTTTCAAGCCTGTTCCAGGGCCCGCCGCAAAAGCACAAGCCGGCGCGTGACTGACATGGAAACCCCACTCGAAGCCCTCGCGGCCATCGGGCTCATTCTCGCCACGCTGGCGAACGTGGCCGCGACGCAGCAGCTTCGATCCCACCCTACGGACGCCCTCACTCCCAGCGTCCGTCAACTCCCGGCCGGAGCGATACCCTTGCGTCTCGCTCCGGCTGGGTTTTCCGATCGGCTTGCCTTCTCCAAACGCAACGGGCCGCAGCCATGAGCGCGATCGTAGTCATTCTCCCAAAGGTCAGTCCTGACGGTGATGAAAGCCAGCGCGGGCGCGAGACCCAGGAATTGCGCATGGCGCTCGCGGCGCTTGCCGGCAACACGCCGCCGCGAGCGCGGCCGGTGCTCGCCGTGGATAACGAGCGGGTGCGGCGATGAGCGATCTCTTCGGCCACGCGCCATCCCCCGAGATCGATATTGACGAAGGCGAGTATCTGCTCGCCCATCACGACACCGCGCCCTCCGGTCTCGCCATCCTGGTTTCGGAAACCGGCGACCGCGCCAAAACCTTCTGGCTCCCGGTGTCCAAAATCAAATTCAGCGATACCGGCCGGCACGTCTCCATGCGTATCGGCGCGGAGAAGTTTTCGGTCATCAAGGCGCACATCCCGGAATGGCTGGCGAAAGAGAAGGGGCTGATCTGATGCCGCCCGCACCCCACGTCAACTTGCTCCCGGGCTGTCAGAAGCCGGACGCTTGCCGCGCCAAGATAGGATTCTTGTGTGGGAGCTGTCACGCCGACTTGCCGCCGGTCCCGTTTGAGCGGGGTGCCGCCGCAATCCTGCGCATCGAGATATCCGCATCCCATCGCCGTCAGCTCGGCAATATGGCGCGCGAACGCGGCGTCCCTGCCGACGTGCTGGCGTCGAGGATTCTCACTGCATCGATCGACGATGAGGCGGCGGCACACGCAGGTGCCGCATGAGTGCCATCAGAAAAGGAGGCGGACAGCTTGGCTCCCGTCGCTCTGCGGAGACCCGCGCCAAGATCGGCGCCAGCGTTCGGGCCGCGGTCGCCGCCAGATCACGCTGGCGAGCGCCTCCCGGTTATGAAGCCGAATATGTGAGGCTTCGATCTGACTGCGGCGCGGCCGAGGCAAAGCGGATGATCGATTTGCAAGTCGAGCAGGTGCGGAAACGATCGGCACAACAGCAAACGGGAGCGACCACATGACCGAAACTGTCGGCAAGAACACGATCGCGGGCGAGCTGCTCCGCGGCTTCGTCGACCGCGTCGAGAATATCGACACCCAAATGAAGGCGCTGCGCGACGACAAAGCCGTCGTGATGGCGGAAGCGAAGGCCGCCAACATCATCCCGGCCGGCGTTCGCTACATCGTCGCCAAGCGGAAAATGAAGCCATCCGAGCGGGCGGAGGATGACTCGCTCAAGGACATGTATCTGCACGCCATGGGCATGGCAGCGGACAATCCGCTCTTCCGCATGGTCGGCCTGATGAAGGTCGACATCACGTCGCGCGAATCCGTGATCGAGGCGATGAAGAAGTTTGTTCCATCGGGCGGCTCGATCGAGGTCGACGCGGGCGGCGGCCCCAAGGTGCGGCTCTCGCGCGACAAGGATGGCAACGTAGCGGTCACCGAAGTGGTCGAGAAGCCAATGGCGTCGCCATCGGAACCATCCGGCAAGAAGCCAGCCCGCGCAAAGCCGGATGTTCCGGATGTCGACGGGGAGGGCGCGGAAACCCTCGGGCGCGATGCGTTCAACGCCGACATACCGATCATCGACAATCCGTTCCCCTATGGCGATGCACGGCGCCCGCGTTGGGACAAGGGCTGGCGCGACGAGAGCGGCGGCGACGGCATGGGGGATGACTGATCGTGTTCCCTTCGCGCCGCCTCGCCAAGCTCGATGACTTCGGGCAGGTTTTCGAGCCGCAGGAAGCGGACGAGCCAATTCTGGCGCGTCCGGTCCGCAACGCGCTGCTCGAATGGCTCACCGAAGTTTGGGCCGAGGAGGAATTGAAGGCAGTCGGCATCGGGCCGCGGCGCAAGGCGCTGTTCGATGGGGTGCCTGGCGTGGGGAAGACGACGCTCGCGCATCATCTGGCGGCCCGGCTGGGCTTGCGCATGCTGGCCGTGCGGCCGGAACGGCTGATCTCGAAATATGTTGGCGAGACCGGCGAGCGCATCGGCGAGATGTTCGATCTTGCCGCCGACAAGGACGATCCGATCGTTCTGTTTCTCGACGAGTTCGACGCCTATTCGCGCCAGCGCCGCCGCTCGACCCAATCCGCCGACGACAGCCGCAACGAAGAGGTGAACACGCTGCTCCAGCGCATCGAGCAGCATACCGGATTCCTGATCGCGGCGACGAACTTCGGGGCGCATATCGATCAGGCGATCTGGCGACGCTTCGATATTCACATCACGATCGAGCTTCCGGGGCAGGCCGAGCGCGAGAAGATCCTCACACGCTATCTCGCGCCCTACGGCTTGCCCAAGCGGGCGCTAGGCGAGCTTGCTACCTCCTTTGAGACCGCGTCACCCGCGCTCATGCGACAGTTCTGTGAGAATCTAAAACGCCAACTCGTCATCGGCCCCAAGCTAAATCTCGACATGCGGCGCGAAGCGCTGATCGGCCGGTTGCTCGCCAGCGTCAAGCCGCACCCAGACTTGGGCAAGCCGCGGCTGTGGTCGGAAGGCGAGAAGGATCACGCCGTCAAGGTCATGCCCTGGCCGCTCAAGCTCGCGGCCGACGTGGTCGAGGAAGTGCCGATCGATATCGAATCCGCCGAGGCGCTCGGCCGCCAGGCGGCCCGCGACGGCAAGCCCGTCATCGATAATCCGTTCCCATTTGGTGACGCCCGGCGCGCCCGCTTCGATGAAGGTTGGCGCAAGCAAGGCGAGAGCGATGGTATGGGCGGCGCCGACGTGGTCGAGTTGGCGGGGCATCGTAAATGACGACGCTCGCCCAATATGACCGCGCCCGCGTAGCCTTGGCGGATGCGACCCGCATCGACCAAGTGCTTCCAATCCTTGACGAAGTCCAGCACGTCAAGCTCTACGCCAAGCAGATCGCCGATCGCGAATTGCTCGCCGAAGCCAACGCCTTTCAAATGAAGGCCGAGCGCCGTCTCGGCATCATCATCGCGGCGGCGAAAGAGGCGGGTCACTTCAGGCAGGGCCGCCAGCCTGGAAATAGTTCTCAATCGGAACAATTTCCACGCGCCACTCTGGAAGAGGCCGGCGTCGATCGCAAGCTATCGGCGCGAGCGCAAAGAGCGGCATCAATCTCCGACCGAGCGTTCGAAGCGCTGGTGGAGGCGACGCGGGAGCATGTCGCGGCATCTGGTGCGATCGTAGTCGACCCCATCAAGGCCGCTGCCAAAGATGCCGCTGACGCCAGCCGCAAGGCCGAACACGCGGCGCGATCATTCGCTGGCGGCACGGCAGATGATCTTCACGCGCTCATCGCATCTGGCTTCCGTGCGAGCGCCATTCTTGCCGACCCGCCTTGGCACTTCGTCGCCCGCAGCGAGAAAGGCGAGGGCCGATCCGCCGGCCAGCACTACACGACGGATCGAAGCTGGCAGGAGATCATCTCGCTCCCGGTCGCTCAACTAGCCGCGCCCGACTGCGTTCTCTTCATGTGGATGGTCGATTGGTGTCCGAAGCTCGCCCTCGAGGTGATCGAGGCCTGGGGCTTCGCGCATAAGACCACGGCATTCACATGGGCAAAACTCACCGAAGGCCATGATGGCAAGCCGCGTTTCGATGACGTCATTACCGATCGCGATTTCCATTTTGGCCAAGGCTATTGGACACGCGCCAACCCTGAAGACTGCTGGCTCGCATCGCGCGGGCATCCGAAGTGCATTCATCACGACGTGCGGCAGCTCATCGTCGCGCCGGTGATGGAGCATAGCCGCAAGCCGGATGAGATCCACGATCGCATCGAGCGCTTGGTCGGCGGCCCATATCTCGAACTCTATGCGAGGCGCGAGCGGCCGGGCTGGCTGACCTGGGGAAACGAGATCGCGTTCAATCCGCCACCTTCCTCCGACGAACCCTTCGATCCAAAGACCGGAGAGATCGTCAAGACCGAAACTCCCGAGATCGCGGATACCGCCCCATGAAACAATCCCGCAGCGCCTCACTCACCGAGGCAGTTCTCAACACACTGGCGGGCTTTGGTATCTCGCTTGCGGCGCAATGGTTTTTCCTGCCTTTGATCGGGGTGTCGATTACCTTTCAGCAAAACCTATTGTTCGCCGTGATCATGACCTTCGTGTCGATCGGGCGGACCTTCATTCTGCGCCGGGTGTTCGAGGCGCTGCATATCCGCGTGCCGATGTCGCCCGCGATGTTGGCGGTGATCGCCGAGCGGCGGCGGCAGGTCGACACCGAAGGATGGACGACCGAGCACGACGATGCCCATGCGACGGGCGAGCTCGCGCGCGCTGGCGGCGCCTACGCCCGCAAGGCCGGCACGATGCTGAACGTCCCGCCAAATGAGTGGCCTTGGGACGCCGACTGGTGGAAGCCGCAAGGGTTCCGCCGCGATCTTGTGCGGGCCGGCGCGCTCATCCTCGCTGAGATCGAGCGCTTCGATCGGCTGCGCAGGCGAAAGCCTGATAGGCCGATCGACCTCGCGGAGATGCGCAGCAAGGCAGGTGCGCCATGAGCGACAAGAGCGCAATCGAATGGACCGACGCGACCTGGAATCCAATTGTCGGTTGCAGCATTGTCTCTCCCGGTTGCACCAATTGCTACGCCATGAAAATGGCGGCGCGGATTCAGAAGATGAACCGCACCGGCGGCAGCGGGTCGGACTACATCAACCATTACGACGGAACGACGCAGGAATCCAAAGCCGGTGCGGTATGGACAGGCAAGGTCGCGCTCGCACCCGATAAGCTGTTCCAGAGGCCTTTGTCGTGGCAACGCGGCCGGCGCATCTTCGTCAATTCGATGGGCGACCTGTTCCACGAATCCATCCCCGACGAGTGGGTCGACCAAGCTTTCGCGATGATGGCGATGGCCGAGTGGCATACGTTTCAAGTGCTGACGAAACGCGCCGAGCGCATGCGGGATTATCTTTCGCGCGCACAACGGGCGGGTCTTAACGGCGGGAAGCCTCTCGCGAACGTCTGGGTTGGCGTCTCGTGCGAGCGCCAGAAGGAAGCTGATGAGCGCATTCGACTACTGGAGCAGACGCCGGCCGCAGTGCGGTTCGTGAGCCTCGAACCATTGCTTGGCCCGATCGATCTGTCGCGATGCGGGTCGCACTATACGGGCTCTGGCCCGCTTCACCTTTGGAAGACGGGCCTTCCTGGGAATGGCGGTTGGCGCAAGCAGTTCAGTGAGCCACCGCCTGAGATCGATTGGGTTATCGTCGGAGGTGAGTCCGGCTCCAATGCGCGCCCGATGAACCCAGAGTGGGCGCGGTCTCTTCGCGATCAATCCAAAGCCGCAGGCGTGGCGTTCTTCTTCAAGCAATGGGGCGAGTTTTTACCCGTCGGCGAGCATTTGCCCGGATTTGGCAAGATCCACGGCGCGACGGCAGTCAAGCCTGGCCGCATGAAGCTCCACTATGCAGGAACCCCTAAGCAAGCACCGAAGCACGCGTTCGCTGAGAAGGGCGTCGCATTCACGGCTACAGCCGATGGCCGCTTAACATTCCGCGTCGGCAAGAAGCGCGCCGGCCGCCTCCTCGACGGCGTCGAGCATAACGGCTTCCCGGCGAGTACGCCATGAAGGGCCCACTCGTCTTCGAAGACCGCACGGACCGCATCGCCTGCATGCTCGGCCTCATCGAGGCGGCCGAGATTCTTCCGCTCAACAAGATCAGCGTCGAAGGCATGCGGGCCATGTGGAGCTTCTGGCTGCGCGGATTCGAGCGCCGATACATTCTGGCGACAGATACCGAGACCGCAAAAGCCGCCGTGCAAGAGCATGCGCTGGCATGGCTTCGCGCTGCCGCCGTTCGCCCGATGACGGCGCAAGAGCTCGACGACGACCGAGAAACGAGGCCGGGCTGATGCCGCACAAGTGGGGTGAGCGCGTGCCCCTGGACACCGGAACAGAGCGCACCTGCCAGCGCTGCGGGCTGGTGAAGATCACGATTCATCCGCCGCATGGGTTTCCATGGATCGAGTGGCGGAAGGGTACCGCGCCTCAGATCCAGTTGAGTACGACGCCGCCGTGTGTTCCCGCAGAGGAGCCGATCGCGGCCAGTCAGTAGCGTCTCCGCGTTTGTGTGGGTGAGCGGTCGTCGGCCTCGGTTGGTCGACCGAGATTCATTTTGTCTGGGAAGCAAGAACTGAACGCATGAGCATTCAAGCCGTGGCATGGGCACTCGAGCAGGACATACCGGGGACGGCGAAGCTTGTCCTGGTATCGCTCGCCAACCATGCCGACCACACCACGGGGCATTGCTGGCCGTCGGGTGAGACGATAGCGCGCGAGGCGTCGGCATCGCTGCGCAGCGTGTATCGCTACGTCGGAGCGCTACGCCGCAACGGCTATGTCCGCGTGCTCAACCGGCGCGGAAAGGACGGCAAACACCGAGCGAATGACTATTGGCTTCTGTTCGACCGCCCAGCGGCCGCTTGGGATTGGCTCGACGGCATTGCGGACGATGAAACGCAAGATGCGGCTGCTGATGCCGCCGGCAACACACCCGATGGTGGTCCGGGCGCAATTCATGAAGATGAACCGTCTGCCAATTTGGCACACGGTGAATCTACCGCCACCCCTGTGGATAAGCCTCAACCGTGTGCCAGCGTGGCACACGGTCCGTCGGCCACTGTTGGCACACGGCAAGAGTCTTCTTTGGAACCGTCAGGAGTAGAACCTTCAGCGCGAGCGAGCGCGCGAGTCCCCGTCGGCTATCGCCGTGACGCGGTCGAAGAGGCCGAGCAGAACAGGCAGGCCGAGGAGGCGCGGCGAAAAAGCGCCCCGGTTTTCGTGTTCGAGGGAACGCGCGCCTGGGAGGCCTGGACCACGCCCAGGCCGGGCTTCAACGCTCATGCGAAAACGCTGGTCTCGATGCATGCGATCAACGGCAAGCTTCGACGCGGCTGGTATTTCAAAACGCTTTTCCCGCCTCAGTCGACGGGGCCGCCGATTCAGCCGCTCTCCGATCAAGACGCCTCCGACTTCGTCAAAACCTGAAAACCGCACGGGGAAAACATGGAAATGGCAATCAGTAGCGCGGCCGAGCGAAACGTCGGGCTTTCGACCCCGCTCCCGCGCTACTCCGGATATCCGTGGTGGCACGCCCTTTTGGTTCCGGGCGGCAAGGAAGAGCGGGCGGCGAAACGGCTCCAGCGACTCCACGTCTTTGCCTACCTGCCGACCTATGCCAAGCGGATCGGCCAGCGTTGCCGCAACAACCGGCTGAAGCTCTATCCGATTATCCACGGCATGCTGTTCGTACCGGTCGAGATGATGGAGACGACGCGGCGCGACGAGATGTTCGAACTGTGCCACGTCATCGGCTATTTGCATGCCACAGATGGACTGCCGGCCCTGATCAGCAAAGCAGATATCGAAACGATCCGTGACCTTGAGGCCCGTGAGAACCTGCCGGCCCCGAAGGTCGCGGCTCTCAGGTTCGAAATAGGGCAGAAAGTTCGGTTCAAAGAACGCGATCTCGCCGAATTCTGGGGGAAAGGTCTTGTGAAGGCTATTGCTAAGAACGGGCGAATCACCGTTAACGTGGCGAAGCTGTTAGGACGGACAACGCCTGTTGAGGTGTGGCCGTCCGAGATTGAGGCGATGTAGTCCCCCGTCAGCGGTCTCCCGCCCACCAGGGATCAAAGCGCCCAACGTCGAACCCTTCGACACAGCATCGGGCCTTTGCCCGTGCTGCCGCTACCCGAAGCCCCGCCGGCAACGCGCGGGGCTTTCGCATTTCCGATAGGCATAGGGTGTACGCCTTCCACAGGCACCCTCATGTCGATTCACAACATGGTCGCCATCGGAGCAAACCCCATGAAGTAATTCCATTGAGCATGCGGGCTCATGCCGCAAAGCTTACAGGGAACCAGCCCCGGCGCACGCCCGTGTGACCGGGGCATTCGCGTCAGGGAGCTCCATCCATGCCAGGCAGACCGCCGGTCTTTCGCCCCGCTTGGATGCCTCGCTACAACAACGAGCGGGAACGCAAGGCGATCATCGACAAGCAAAGACCCAGCTCCGCAGAGCGTGGTTATGACGCTGCTTGGCGGGCTGTTCGTAAGCAGTTCATCGCCGCCCATCCCCATTGTTGTGTGCAGGGGTGCGGGCTGCCGACTGTGGATGTCGACCACGTCCTCTCGATAGAGGCGCGCCCGGACCTGCGTCTCGTGTGGTCCAACCTGCGCCCCTTCTGCAAGCCGCACCACTCGGCCCGGACAGCCAGGGATCAGGGCTTCGGACGTAAGGGGGAGGGGGGGTCGAATCTCTAGCCAAGGGGGGCCGGGAC